ATGAGCAACAAGTTTATTAGCAAAGGACAGGGGAATGTCTGTGTGACGTTTGTGAAGTATTATCCTGTGTTGATGCAGGTTATTATGTTAGCCAGCATTTTTGATGAGTTTTATCCTTTTAGTATCACTAATTGGCTGTATCCGATATTAGGTCATTCTCTATCATGGGACCTATTTCTCTTGGCTTTTTCAAGAATGTTCAGGTTTTGTATATGGCATAGGTTATTGATCTATAGTATGATTTTTAATATCTGTGTAGAATGGGTTACGGTTAATATTGAGATGCCTATTGAACACAATATCGTAGTGTGGTCTGTTATGGCTGTTACTCTTTTGATAATCATTGCCTCTATTGTTTTAAGGTTTAAAACAGGATGTTTTGAAAATGAAAGAAATTCTGACAGAGACGCTGCGTAAAAGCGGTGCGGCGGTATGCGATAAGATAAAGGAGATGTTTTTAAGCGGGGAATGCGATCATCTTACAGCCAACGATCTTGAGACATGGACGCAGCTTGCTAATCCGGCTAAGTACTATACCGGAGAAGAGGCTGTTTCTTATCTTAATGTAACTTCTAAAAGATTTTATGAATATCGTAAGGCTAAGTTGGTTCCTGATCCGGTTAAGATAAAGGGATTCCCTAAACCTTTATATACGAAAGTTATGTTGGATGAGGCTATAAAAACCATATCCGGCATGAGTGAAAGAGATATTTATATGAGGATCTTGAATGCTAAATCAAGAGAATCAAGAGCAAAAGAAAGGAGGGGAGCATGATCACTAATGGTGAATTTGTATCAAGAGTCGTAAACGGTATTCATGCCCTTGACAAAGATTCGCATGTTAGTCGGAGATGGATATTGAATATCGGTAGAACTAAAGCCGAATCTTATACAGCACAGAGGTGGGATGACGGGACGTTACTTGGTGACCACCGGCTCCTAACTTACGTTACTTGCCTGGAGATGATTGAAGTTGATAAAATAGTTTGCTGCGATGCCGAATTTGCGTTATGTAATACTTTGATGCGGTCAAAGCATAAGCTTCCAGGACTTCTTTATTCTGCCCTTAGACCGGCTATTACTAAGGTGACTAACGTAGATAACACTATATTTTTTAAGTTCGCTGAAATAAAGTCGTATCGCAATGAACAAAAAAGACCGTATGCTAAATACGTTAAAGAACGTCGTCCTTTTTATTATGTAGAAAACGACTATATTTATATACCGGATTTCCATATAGAGCTTATTAACGTAGAGTTCTTTACAACAAGAAGAAAGAAGGCTCTGGAGTTAATGGCTTGTGATCCTACACCTAAAGGGTGCGAGTCTGAATGGGAATACGAATTTATCTGTCCTATCAAGCTAATTGAGTACGTGGTAGCAGAGACGATAAAGGAAGTAGCGTTCAGGCTACAGATTCCTGTTGATGAAAATCCGAATCTTGATTCCAATCAGAAAAGTCAAATTGTTCAGTGATTCTTTTTATTGGACACCCGGCCATAGTTATATAGTTTGGCCGGGTGTTTTTTTGTACTATTTCAATGCAAGAACAGGGTTTCCCCATTTTCTTTTCCATTTATCTCCGAGGTAATTTATCAAAGAATTGTAATCTTTGATAAAACCGTCATCAATAACAGAGGCTATGACGTTCTCTATAGCTATTATGTCATTGAGCTCATCTTTGCTGGCAGTATTCCTTATCCCATCTTCGTGTTTATTAAAAACAATGAAATTAATAGCTTTAGCAACTCTCTTTATATTGTCTTTCAAGTCATTCTTGTTTGGAACTATTTTGCTTATTGCGCTACACATCCTAACGTATGCATCGCCGGCTTCGTTCCGGTTTTCTATCAAACCATCTGTGAGCCAAATGACAACCTCTGCGTAAATTTCTGGATCCATCTCTAATGCAATCATAACAAACAGATATGGATTGACAAGCCATTTTTGATCTACTCCTTTTCCTTTTTTGTAGGCAAGGTCTAATTTACCAAGATCCATTACACTGCTGATATTCAGGATATTATCTTTGAGTCCGAGATTTCTCCTACTCAATAAGTCCCTGTCATTCAACTTATTAAAAAGCTCGAAACATCTCTCCCTAAAAGAAGAAGTTAGCATTATTTCGTTAATCCATCTTTCTTTTAACCCTTTTTCTTTTCTTTTTTTGTTCATGGCCGATACGGCGTCTGTTATACATATGTAACCATCTTTAGACATAACAGACACGTTCATTCCTAACAAAACTCGATCTTTTGATTGTAAAACAACATTTGATTTCATAACTTTACTACGATTTTAATTTTGTAAAATATAAGTCTACCTGTCCGTGAGGATCGGTAGACTTTGCAGATATAGAATAGTATTTTGACGCAACAATATATTCTAATGTTAATTATCTGAAATGTATAATTTTAATTTTTGAATTATGAAAAGAACATCAATACAATCACCGTATTTTGCAGCTTACTACCATCGTCTTATGAAGAGAAAGAATGGTTTTAAGAAAGGCATGATAAGAGACAGAGGAGAGATTTTAAGACTGTTGTCTATTATATGGAAAACCGTATCAGAACATTATGTGGAAGCTGATGCTGGTGTTTACGTAGATAACGTGGGCTACTTATGCCATGTGCTTATACCGGGCCAGCGCTTTACCGTCAGGCGGGACCTGGACATCGTGAGCAGGCTCGGCACCAACGGCTACCTCTACAACCACCTGGCTATGGATTTCGCAGACTCTAAAAGATATTACCATTTTGTAATACAAGATAGCTTGAAAAAGAAGTTAAGGGTTAAAATGAATAAAGGACGAAGATATCGATTTATGTACAATGAAATACTTGCTAAAAGAAGAGTGTTTAAAGATTTCCAGATTAAGAGAGTTTTCGAAGATAAAGAATTAGGACACAGAAAGTCGTAGAAAAAAAGTAGCGATCACCCTTTGTAGATACAGGATAATCGCTACTTTTGCATATCCGTCTACTTTCTCAAGCAGGCGGATACAAAAAAAACAATTCCTATTATGGGAACAAAGGTAAACAATTTTCAAAACAATGCGAAGAACAGTAACATTATTTTGACGCAAAAATCCAGCGAAACGGAAACAAACGGGAGCGTAACAATCTTTAAAAATTCAGAATTTGGAGATATTAGAACCATAGTAGATCCAAATGGAGATGTGTGGTTCGTGGCTATAGATGTAGCTCGATCACTTGGCTATGCTACGCCTAAAAATCCAATAAAAAGACATGTTGATGAAGAAGATACCATTCTTTTGCAACTGTCTGATTTTCAGAGGGGCTCGTTTTGGGCTCCCTTGGAAATCAATGAGTTAGACAGCATACGTGTAATCAATGAATCTGGGTTATATTCTCTTGTTTTGTCATCAAAATTAGAATCGGCAAAGAAGTTTAAACGATGGGTAACATCCGAGGTTCTCCCCTCTATAAGAAAAAACGGGTTCTTACTCTATAACTCCTAAAGATTATCTATCTGCCTTAAGAGCTTTAGCTGATGAGGTTGAAGCCAAGAACAGAGCCATAGCAGAGAGGGTTCAAGCTGAAGCCGAGAAACAGCAAGCTATAAAGACAATAGAAGAGCAGCGTCCCGATGTGGAGTTTGCGGAGTCGTTCAAGAAAGTTGATCATGAAAACATGTGGTTGATTAGAGATATCGCGAAGAAGCTTGAACAAAATGGTATTATCATCGCCGAGAAGAATCTTCGTTTGTTTCTTGAGGAAGTCAAGTTCATGTTCAGAAATGGGCAGGGTAGATGGGAGCTATACAGTGATATTGTCAAAAATAAGTTTGGTGTTTACAGATCATATTTTGTTGACAAATATTCTGGGGAAAGAGTTAATCAGCAAACCATCTACATGACTGGTGCCGGATATGAAGTCACGCTTAAGGGGATAAAGGAAAAGTGTAGGAGCCTTTTCTTGAAGTACGGCAAGTTTGAAGATCCTAACCTTTGAAAACACAAAATATGGAGTTATACATATTATTCATATCTTTGTGGAGGTCAGGTTCGTTTCCTGTCCTCCATTTTTTTTTTAAGAGATGACAGTCGAAAATTATATCATAGAGTTAAAATCATCTTTAAGATCATTTGACAAGCGTGATCTGATAGATGAGGTATCCATCTACAAATGGATAGAAATTGCCCTGAAGAAGTTTGGAGGCGATATTACTATGCGCAAAGAGGCGGTAGTGGACGTCAAGCGAGGACAGGCTCGTATGCCGGGAGATTATTTTGATCTTATTCTGGCATTCAAATGCGATTTCAAGGGATATGAGGTGCCGGAAGGTGATAAGGTAATACCAGAGCTTCAAAATACAATAGCTTGGAAAGAACGCACTGAAAGAAGTTATAGGTGGTGTTCTTGCGATGAATGTTGTAAAGACGAATGCGAGAAAGTGATAGTTGAAAAATTTTATATCAATGTTCATGATCGCGATCATGAAGTTCGTTGCTATTATGACCGGCCGGTAATGTTAGGTCTTGCTAAGCCTATGCTTCGTGATTCTTGTTTAAGTAAATGCCGGAATAAGGTAATAAAGGATAGTCCGTATGAGATAAATATCGTAAACGGATTCCTGTATGCTAATTTCGATGGTCCTATTTACATGCAGTACCGGTCTCTTCCTTTCGACGGAGAATCTAATATAATTATACCAGACACGCCTCAAGGTCTGGTATTGGATTATGTGGATAATTTTGTAAAGATGAGATTCTTTGAGGAACTGATGTATAATGGAGAGGCACAAGGAGCGGCCGATTTGTTCAAGTTGTATGCACAGCAAGATTTGGTTAAGCTGAAAAATGCTAAGACCGAACTTAAGATGATGGGAATGACATTGAAAGGTATGTATGAACCTCTTAGGCGGCGTCGTGCCGAGTTTGAGATTTATTCTAAGGCATATCCTGTAATTGACAACATGCTTAAATTGGTATGACAGAAGTAGTTTTATTTATATATTTGTCTGGCGTTATCGCATCCATGATTGTTTGGTCAATCAGGCGATTTAAAGGAGAGGCGAGTTTGGTAGAGACAATGTACTGCCCGGTAGTATTTTTGTTGAGCTGGATATACGTATTTGAAATATTTAAAATGAAATAATATGTTAGAGGTTAAAGCAAGCGAAATAGTAACCGCCGACAAAATGAGAGGCATAGGACCGGCAAACATCATCTTCACAGCCGGCCGGGAGCGGAAGATCGTAGAGGCGTAGCTAAGGTAACGGCTGGTGGAGAGAGTAAGAACGTTACAATCGCACAAGCTGCCGGCGAGCAGGTTGTTGTAATTCCTGAGTTCGATTATCTTGTTCTTAGGTATGGATGGGAATCAGAAGACGGCTCCGATTTTGATACTGCAACCGGTTTCACCAATACAGGCATCTCAGATGTAGATAATAAATACGTTGGATGGAGTAAGCGGTGGGCTACTACCCAACAACAGGTAGGTGATTACCTTGTTTATGGTGGTGATAACATGCAGTCCGGTCTTGAAGGTGCGCTTATTAAGATGAAGACCTTGCTATCAGCGCCTGGAATGGACGAGTCGGAACCTAATATCAATGCTGATATCTATGGTAATTGGTATGGAAATAGAGGGCGAGGAAATGTTGTTGTGTCTTTTACAGCCTACCTTGGAGGAGAGATGGTTAAACAAGGATTTAATTTCATTAATGAAGGAGGTACGGAAGTTTACTCCGACAGCATCACTACTAACGTTTCGGCTCATGGTGAAACCAATTACCAAAATATAAAAGGTTTGTACACTAAGATGGGTACGATGGTTTATAATAAGGAAAAGCGTGATTGTGTTATTGTTATAGGTTAAGGTGATGGAAGGTCTTTGGGATAAATACAATAGGATTAAGGAGGTGTTTTACCGGGATTTTGTTTATGATTCCAGCTACACAGAGCAGGCCTCGTGCATCCCACTGTCGTCGGTGGAGAACGGGGCAGGCTGGGTCGGCGACGGAACTATCAACCTGGCTCATTATCTCCAGTTTATATACACGGAAATGGTTCTTGGCAGCAAGACAGAAGATGATGTGCGTAATTCCATATTGGTATTTACCCGTCTTGCCGATACTACTTATGATCTATTTTTTAATAACAACAAAGGTATTTATTTCAAATTCGAAAAAGGATTTTTCTTAAGAGACGATATCCATAGCGAAGACGCAGGCAAATTCGGTCTTACCAAGATAAGCTCCGGATATACTAATGGTATAGAGTTAAAAGATGAAGACCCTTGCTTCTTCCCATTCACTTCACAAGATCAGATCTGGAATCTGGCTCCTATATTAGCTTTCTTGTCAGAAAAAGGATTTGAAGAAGCCGGGCAAGTAGGATACGATATTTTTGAGTACGTTATTAGAAACAGACACAAGATATACAATCCTTATTATAGCGCCTTGCTTCATCATTGGACATTCCTTCCTGATATGGATACCGATAAGGTTAAGCCGTGGGATAGGGTTAGTAACCGGAATAAGAATCTTAAATACAAAGTTAAGGTTAAGAGAGGGGCTAACAATTGGTACTTCTCTGGAGGGTTCAGATGGGCATTTAAGAAGTTTGGAGGCAAGTGTAGTACATTCTGGCATTGCCTATGGTATAAGCCATTTATATTTTTAGCAGATAGGGTATATCATCCATATGTATGTAAATGGTTCGGTATTAAGGTTAAGAACAATTCTTACTATTGCCTTGGATCCACAAATGAAAAATCATGGTACGGTCCTAAGTTCAGAAAGAGGCTGGTTAGTAAATTTAATAAGTCTTTGGAAGGTGGAGAATTGTTTATGCCGCATCTTGTTTTTCTTAAAGAGTGTGAAGATGTTGATGAAAGTAAGTTAAGGTCTTATCTTGAAAAATGGGAATGGGATGGAGTTAATTCTCCTATTGAGTTTTTGATTTTGTGCAACTGGTATAAAATTATTTTTTTTGACAATGAAAATATTTTATAATTCAAAAATAGCTAAGTTGTTTACGTTCATTGACGGCTATAAAACAATTATGCTGTTTGGAGCCGTATTTACCGAACGTGATGCTATATCATTGAAGGCCGAATATCATGAAGAGGCGCATTGTAATCAGTATCATACAATGTTTTGTTTTGGTATGTTTATATCGTTGCTTGCAATAGGATTGTGTCTCTTATTCGGTAATGCAGGGTGGTGGATGCTGTGGCTGTCTCTTATTCCGATATTTTTATACTATTCATGGTATTTAATTGAGTACCTGATTAGGTTGTGCATATATCGCAATCACGATAAGGCATATCACAATATCGTATTTGAAAGAGAGGCTTTCGACTTAGAAAAGTATTGGAATAAGCATGATGCTTTGAGGAAGGAGTCGAAAGGATTTAGCTTCTTGAAATATTACGGGAAGGAGTATTATCATGAGTAGGAGAAGATATTTTGAGGAACAGAGATCTGGTAATGGAGCTATTTATCATTGTGTTGAAATCGATACCGATCATGATAATCGTTTTGAGGTACTTGATTTAATGAGTAAACCGGATATACGTTAATCATTATCCGGCTTCTGTTTTATATAGATGGTGTAAAGTTGTATATAATCACCTATTGTAGTTAATAGTCCAGTATATATAACTCCAATAAGAAGAAAGAAATTCAAGATAAGTTTTGGAGAATTTGATTTATCCAAGGTTTTGTCTAATGTATCATCTAATTGTGATATTATAATAAGAGATAAATCTGCATATACATTTCTATTGTTACTTCTGTCTGCTGATCATTCTAAATGCAGTTTGTTTAATAATCATCTAACAGTTAATACCCAGGATTTACCAAGATATATTTTTTACATTGATTCCGAACATGAGGGACTGTATTCATACAAAGACGGGGTTTTAGAAAGTAATGTGACGATAATGGATCCAGTTGATAATTATTTCTATAATTATATTGATATTCAAATAAGAAATTTCAATGATAATCCTATCCCCGGTTTTTATGTAGGTGTGGTCGATAAAGTAGGAGACTGAAAATGTATTTCTTTTCTTCACCTACTTTAGAAATCCATGATTAAATCTCTTTTGCTATCTTTGTGACAAACAGTTATAAAATGGCAGCAGAAGATAACAGAAACATAGCGGTTCCTCAAACAGGTATGAACCGAGATCTGCATCCGTCGAGTCTTACGGATCAGCATTATACGTTTGCCTTGAATGCCAACATCGAATCCGAGGATGGTAATGTTGGGATGAGATCTAACGAGCACAGTAATCTTAAATGCATTGATTTCGATGGGTTTAAGGTTATTGGTTACAAGAATGATCTTACTTCGGGCAATATCTATTTTTTTATAACAAATCCTGAAACAGGCGTATCTAAGATAACTTATTTCAAGCCTGAATCCGATACAAGTATCTTATCCGATTCCGATATAGAATCTATGGTAGAAGGATCGGAGTCGTTGTGTTCTGGCATGAAGACCTTGCTGGAAGACAATGAACAGGATCCGTGTCTTAATTTCTCTATCTACCATCCTATAAAAACCATAGAAATCAAGACAGAGAAATGTGGAAAATGCATTTACTGGACTGACGATTATAATCCTCCCAGGTATGTTATTGTAGACAAGGCTCTGACTCCTGATGATGAAGGTGATATATGGTATCATTATCATGGGTATAAGATATGCGATAAAGAATACGATAGGAAAAAGTTCATGCAGGAGAATGGTTGTTTTCTGGCATGTGAGAAACTTAGGGTGTTTCCGCTACTCAAACCCATGTGCATAGAGCCGGCTCAGATAGAGTACGGGGGCAGTCTGCGCTCAGGCGTCTACCAGGCTACTGTGGCTCCTTGTGACGAGTTTGGAAACGAACTTGGAAGTTATTCTAATCCCACTAATCCTGTACCTATATTCGATGAACAGTATATTATTCAAAAAGATGGAAAATGGGGAGAACGTACTAATTTAGGTATTAGGTTTGTCGTATCTAACATAGATCGTCAAGTTGAATATTTTAAGGTTGTTATCATTCAAAACACAGTAGGATACAACGGAGAAACCCAACCGGTTGTTGACTATTTTGTAGAAGGTATTCATCCTGTATCAGAAAAGACTATATTGTATTATTCGGATCTTAATAACAAACGTACTACGTTCGAACACATATCCTTGAAAAAACCTGTGTATAACACATCAAGGGGGATTGTGGCTGTCGGGAATCGTCTTCTTCAATATGGTCTTACGGCGGAAAAAGAATGGAATTTACAGCCTGTAGTTTCCCTCATGGGACACTTCCTTCAATGGCAGGCATCGGTAGCCCACGAAGATCTGTATAAGGACGGTAATGCCTGTTCGTTGTATGTGGGGTATATGAGAAATGAAGTGTATCCGTTTGCGATTTCTTTTAAGTGCTCCAACGGTTACAAAACTCCGGCATTTGTGTTAATACCTCCCCCTTATAAAGATGCTGCGGCAGAAATAGAAAATAAGGATACTGATAGAGTATATAAATCCATAAACCAATATGCTCCACCTTGTTCAGGGCAAGAGCGTAAATTCAAGTGGCAGTATTATAATACGGCAGGAGACCCGAAGGATTTTGATGATGAAGGAACCGGACAAGAAGAATGTAAGAACCCGGCTACTATCGGTCAAACTATAACATTGCAAAATGATTTTAAAACTTATACGAACGTTAGTTTTACATTCAGAAGTCAGATTATAATAGATGAGGTGATTAATTATTTTTCATCTAATATAAAAGACATCGCATGTAATACCGCTACAGAAGAACCTAATAATGCTGCTGCCAACGAAATATGCGATATATTCAACAGCTACGGAGACCCTGACGATCCTAATACGGAGGAACAAAAAGAAGCTATAGATGGTATCGAGGCTCCTGAGTTTGGAGCCGAGTGTGCTGATGCCCACCGTCAGTATTCGCTTATCACGGCTCCGGTAGATCGTATTGTGGGCTTCCGTGAAGAATATACGTATAAGGAGCTTGAGGATATGGAACACGTATCTACCGACTACCTATATACTACCGGCGGTGAAAAGCAGGATAAGTATTCTGTGTTATTTAACTGGGAACTACAGGAGCAAATGATAGAGTTCATGGACAAGTATTTCTTTGCCGATGACGAAGATGGCGGTCATTGGGCTGGATACTGGTCGGGTGATGACGGAACCAAGGCGTGCGCTGTTTACGATTCTCTGTTACAACCGTCTGTTATATTACAGTCTATAGCCGAAGCTATTTATGTTCTGGATTCTATGCCGTGTACTTGCGGGTGTTTTATAGAAGAGCCTTGTCTTAATCCTACCGTTGCCAGAAGCGATTATAACTCATTCCAGTCATCTTCTACACTTCTTGGAGCTTATCTTCTTATGAATGACGTGTGGAATGATGATAAAGGAGAAAGTAAGGTCTGCTTCCCGGACAGCAATCACTGTCTTCCAGATTGGCGTGCCGGACGTTCTTCGAGCACTATCCACAACGACGCCTACAGGTCAAGGATAGCGCCTGGAGCCCTGATAAGGGACACTTGGCCTGAGATAGAGAGGAAGATAGATGATTATTCATATAATTTCCTTGATACCGGTTACGTTCCAGAAGGAGATTACGGAGATGGATGGACCTGGGATTCTTATGCTAATTTAGCTGACAATAACGTAGGCGCTCTTATTCCTGAAGATGTTAAAGGTTCTACGATGTTTACATCAGAGTTGTTGGTATGGAGGTTTACGAAATGCGTGCTTCGTAACGCCCGTTTCCTTCATATTACAAGACCTAAAGAATGGGATGATCCTGATTTCCCGGCCAAGGACAAAGTTCTTTATCTGGAATCTTTGGGTAAAATAGATGGTCTTATGGATGCTGTGTCCACACAATATGTCCGTCTTTCTTTTTGGAAATCATTAGATCCAAGATACAAAGGAAGCAATAGGAAGATAGATAAGGATGATCTCAACTTTAATTGGGAGAAGATTATGGATGAAGGCGATAATTATGTTATTGTTGGAGCATCCCGTCCTTACTTTGGGCACATAGGCGAATCTTTCTTCGATAAGTACCCTGATGGATTGTATGTAGCCATAGACTGCCCTATCGTATCATGCCCTTGGATTTTTACTGTCCGACAAATTGATTTCTGTAAGGTTAAAGACGATGGAGAAGAGGAGAACAGTAAGAATCCGTCAAGAGGTTTGGTGGGTACATCTTACGTCCTTGGTAAAACTATATACCCCTATATTTTTGGTATCAGAGAAAAGGAAATAGACCGGATAAATGTACGAGCCAGAGAAATATCGTTAAGGGCTACTGTAGAATACGCCAGCCAGTGTACGATATGCGGGGATCGCCCCATAAACTGTGCTCCAAGGAAATATAAGTACGGTGATTTCGCTTACTGGGAATCGTCTGAGAAGTATCCTGCTAATTTTGAACTGTATGACAGTAGTAAGGTTAAGATAAGTGATCATGGATATGAAGGCAATTTCAAGAAAGCCTACGACAATATCGTATCTAAGCTTACTGAATACTACGGTTCCCCTTCTACGGATGATAAGGGAATGATGTCTTTTAAAGGACATAAATATGGTACGGTAGATACCAGTACCGTCTTTTGCCAACAACCTATCCGGCATTATAAGTTCCCGGACAACGATCATATGCTTTTCATGAACCGGGATGTGAGATCTTATGATGTTCCTTCCGATATTTATCCTATAGGAATATTAGTAGACGAGGATATGATTAACGTCTTCCTTGATTTTGCTGTAGATTCAGGATTGATAACCAAAGAACAGCGAGATATGGTTACAGGATATGAGATATATAGAGGCGACAGACGTCTTAATCGTTCTGTTATAGCTACCGGAATAGCTTACGACATGTACAGATATTCAGGTCAAAACTCGAATCTTAATCTGTATCCTAATTATCCGTATAATGATTTATCGGATGACTCTTTTAATTACGCAACTGAAAAAAGGGTATCGTTTATAACCCACCCATTTTTCAGAAGAGGAAACGTATGGTATGCATTTAGTTCTCCTGATATTTATTTCAATAAGCCTGAGACTCCTACGGAGGTAGCTATAGAAGGTTTTATAAGGGGAATGTCTGTAGGAAACTTTGATGAGGTTGAAGATCATCCCAAATGGACGATATTAGGAAAACAATCATATAAGATGGCGGCCACATTAGCCAGCATCGAATCCACGGCCACCATAGCTTCTCAGATAGCAGAAGAGCTTATGAACCGTTCTACGTCTGCGTATATAGGTGTTATAGGCAATATTAATATAGCGATGATCTTTGCTTCAATGATTGCCACCATATCTGATACGCTTGCTAAAAGACCGGTATTGTATGGTAAGTACAGATATGATTGGCTTACGACATTCATAAACAATGGCCCAAGAAGGAATCATGCTTTTTATTATACATCTGTAGGTTACTATAATAGCATGATGGGCTTCGATGATACGGCTCCATATGAGCAAAACAGATTAAGAGGATTGGCTAACACCAAGAGTCTTAAATCAGGTATGTACCCCATATCCGATCCGTCTACTACATCATCTTGGGTTACTGGAGAAGATATGGGTGATGATAACCAAAACGCTTCAAAAGATTTCTTGTTTGTAAATAACATAGATAGAGAATCTTCCATGTTCTTATCTTTTGGAGATCCAGGAGAAAAGGATCCTGATACAAGCATCTTAAATTCAAAGTATCTTGTATCGTATCCTATGCAGGCCCAGGTATATGATACAAGTCGTATCCATGACCCTGTTATCATGGCTTCTGATGCCGGGTCTAAAGAATCTTTTGAAAGGACGAAGATGTTGTCTTATATCTGTTCTCCGTATATGAAGCTTATGCGGTACAGACCCGATCAGTATGGAGCTATAGAAGATATAAAATGGATATCAGTAGGAGGATGTGGATTCTTCCAAGGAGGAAAGCAACCTTTGTTTGGCGGTGACACCTACATATCGAGGTTTTCCATGAAGCGAAAATTCCCATTTTTTTATAACACTGCTTTTGGTATAGGGGATATGATACCATTTGCTTACAATGATTACCGGAATGTTGGATTCCCTAAGTATTTCGTTAATTACGATACTGGAGAAGATATGCTTGAGCATACTGACAACGAACGCTTTAATAGCTGGACATCATCAAGCAAAGGAACGTATTCTTTTTATCCAAATAGAAAAAGTTTGTATAATTTAAATGGTGAGAACGAGGCTAAGAAATATGTGGATGGTAGATTTTATCTGTGGTCTTATGGTATCCCTCAATTCCTTGTGGAATCGGAAATAAACTGCAATTTCCGATTAGAAGGAGTAGAGCCTCATGAATGGTTTTATCCGGCTCATGGTGATTTTGCTTGGTGGACACAAGAAAAGAACGTATCTATTCATAGGGACAATGATTATAAGATAAGTCCTATCTACTCATCAAGAATGACATTGACACCTAATGTATTGCCGGCAACATACGAACGTCGTTTTTATGATTGTGCTTACCAGCGACCTAATGGTGTTATATGGAGTAGGGCTGACGTATCTGAAAATAGCCAAACAGATCCGTGGCTAACGTATAAACCTATGGATTATCATGAGTTCCCTACCAGTAACGGTAAACTGATCCATATGAAGCGTATTGAGTCTAATCAGATTCTTGTCAGGTTCGAGGATCAAGTTTCGCTCCATAACGCCATAGACGTAATCAAGGAGCGCACCTCCCCAGGGCAGGCTGAGATGGGCACCGGCGGTCTGTTTGCGTCCCGGCCTCTGGAGTACAACACGACCGACCTTGGTTATTCTGGAACCCAGAGCACTGAAATAATTAGTTCAGAATTTGGTCACTTCTGGGTAGATACTAAAAGAGCACAGGTGTTTATGACCGATCCTAATGGACGTAATCTTAAGGAACTTAGTGTAGGTATCAGACATTGGCTTAAGCGTCATCTTCCGTTTAAGATTCTTAGATACGGAATAACTAATATCTTAACCGGTACAGAGATGACAGAAGAAGATACAGACAATAAATTTATCGGTCTTGGTCTGTCTCTTGGATGGGATAATAGGTATAAGAGAGTACTTATCACGAAAAAAGATTATATACCTGTTAAGAACCCGGCATATTATAAATATGATGGTGGAAGGTTCTTATACAATGAAACAGAGGTGCTGTCAAACGATAAGGAAATATCTTTAAAGGACGAACAATATTTCAAGGACGTGTCGTTCACTATCGGATATTCGTGTCTGAAACAAGAATGGATTTCTTATTATTCGTTCTGTCCTGACTATTATATAGAACACCAACAATATTTCCAGACAGGAATAAACTTCCCGGCATCAGACAAAGAAGGTGGTTTATGGAGCCATTTGCTGACGAATAAGAGCTTCCAGACATTCTATGGAGCAACATATCCATTTATATTAGAAGTACCGATAAAAGAGAAATATAACGGTTCTACGCTGGCTTCTGTTGAGTATGAGCTTGACGCAAGGAAATACGTTGATGATGTGAATTACACTCTTGATAGAAAAGTAGGTTTGGATACGATAACTATCTACAACGACACAAATAACTCAGGTGAAATTCATCTTATTCCAGAAGAAAAGAATAATTTAGCGCAACGTATATCGTATCCGAAGATCGTAGGCGACTATACTGAGGTCCTGGATACTGAAGTATATAGAAGACATAAGTTGAACGACTTCTTTAATAGGGTTGACGATGACCGATCTGAAACACCTATCTGGATCAAGGACGATAACGATATAAATAAGTCAGTTAATCCTGATTCTCTTAATTTCAGACGGTCATGGCTGGATAGGTTAAGAGGAAGTTGGATGCTGATGAGGATAAAGAAAGTAATTAGTAACCGGAAAATCATATTCCAGTGGTTGATTTCTGAAGATAAGATTAAGAATAGATAAATTACAATATTTAATAAGTTGAAAATAAGTAGTTTTTATTTTGTGATTTAATAATAGTTGAATATGTTTGTAGCGCCTATTGATCCATCTCGGACAGATAGGCGCTTATTTATGACAATTTAACCAATAAAACCACCATGCTTTAGTAGGTGGATGAATTGGGTTGATTAATTTTGAATCAAAATTACAGATAAAAAAAATGATTTCATACAAATACAACATCTATCATTCAAAGAAAACGAAGTATCTTGACAAGATGTTTCGTGAATGTTGTTTTGTGTGGAATCATGCTTTAGCTCTACAACGTAGATATTATAGACTGTTTGGGAAATACATACCAGTTGGTAAGATGCAAAAACATTTCTCTAAAAGAATTAATAGAAATCTTCTTCATTCCCAAACAGTACAAGAAATCCTTCAGAGATTAGACTCAGCATACAATCGTTTCTTCAAAAAGTTAGCCAAACGACCTCCTAAGTTTAAATCACCGGAGAAATTCAATTCTTTTGTATTCAAACAAGGAGGGTTTACCCTAAATGGTAATAGTCTAACAATTAACAAAGGAAAGAAACGATTTAGATTTTCATACAGTAGAGTCTACAAAGGTAATGTTAAACAAATTAGAATAGTTAGAGAAACCTGTTCCCGTTTTAGTTTGATTATAGTTACAGACCATAATCCTTCAAACTCTTATAGAAAGACACATGATGGTGCATCTATCGGATTGGATTTTGGGCTGAAAACTTATCTAACTAAAAGCGATGGTAGCAAAATCGATTCTCCATTATTCTTCAAACGATATCAAAACAAGATTAGAAAACTAAACAAACGGTTTTCTAATGCAAAGAAAGGATCCAACAATAGAAGAAGGAGACTGTTTGAACTCCAACAAGCATATCGTAAAATAAAAGATCTTCGATCGGATTTTCAATGGGGATTAGCACACCAGTTATGCAAACAATATGATTATATTTTTATTGAAGATTTAAACATTGAAGGAATGAAGCGTTTGTGGGGAAAGAAGGTTTCTGATCTTAGCCATTCTTCTTTTATTGATAAGCTAATGTATGTTGCTTCAAAGTATGGAGTGATAGTACACAAGATTGACAAATGGTATCCTTCTTCCAAAACTTGCGAATGTGGCTGCATTAATAAAGGATTGTCGTTACGCGACCGCACGTGGGTGTGCCCGGCGTGCGGCGCAATTAACGACCGTGATGTTCTTGCAGCCCGTAATATGCTTCGGAAGGGCATTTCCGAATTGGAGAGTATGGGTAATTCCAGCGGTAGAAATACCGGGGTTCCATACGTTTGTATCCAAGAATCCCATTCGCTTTAGCGATGGGAGTATGTCAAAGAGGATCTAATATCTTGAACATAGCTGGCTGGTCAGAATCTATCTTCGATGTTATTAACAGCAAGTTCTGTGGATATAAGAATATGATTGAAGAAATTAAGAAAATAAAAATATAATCATTGATTTTGCTTCAATAGTAAACAAGTTTTAGCTTTAAAGGTATAGCCGAAGAAGTACGTGAGTATATCTTCGGCTTTTTGTTTATCTTTGTTGAAAAACAGTTTGTTATGAAACAAGTATTATATAAAAATGACATATACCCCTATAATGTAAGGGTATTGCTTGGGGCAGATGAAGAGTATATAGTTAAGACGTTCGCCAACCTGGAAGTAGAAGATCAGAGCTGGGAGGGGTGGACTGATGATTATGGTGGCAGAACTATTTTCGTAGGAAACCGAACCAATCACAGGAAAGAAATATGTTTCTTGTTTCATTCACTGTCTAATATGGATGTTAGAACCATAGGACACGAATGTCTGCACGGTCTTTCCCTTTATTGTAAGTATCTTAATATTAACTACAGTTTTGACGCCGGAGAAGATGAGCACGCTGCCTATCTAATGGGATGGTTGGTTGACAAGGTTTGTGATGCTTACCACAAATTTAAGAAGGAGGAAGAAAAATGAAAGAAAAAGAATTTGATTTTGTGATATATCCACTAAAGTTGATTATCACCATAGGGTTAGATTACAAAACATTGTGTGATCGTTTTGAGAATGCAGAATTGGATCATGAAGGAGAATGGGGAGATGAAGGCGATTTAGATTCAGAGGTCTCTTTTATGAATCTTGTTCGTGATAAGGGAGATGATAGAGCTTTTAAGTTATTATGGAATTTTCAAAGTGAGAATGATATGACTATACAAAACATATGTCATGAATCATTTCATGCAGCTATGTCGGTATGCCAACATTGTAATATGTCTCTTGGTTTTAAGGTGGGAGAAGATGAACACGCAGCTTACATAGCTGGATTTGTTGGTAACTGCGCAGGTGAAATGTTTGGATTCTTAGAGGAAGAAAAAGATGGCAAAGAAGAATAAATCAGATTGGAAGCCCTCAGAAAATATCCTAAAATATTTGAAATCGTGGGAAAAGTTTGAGCCTGAATTATATGACGATAAGAAGGGAAATATAACAATCGGGTACGGATTTCATCTTCCTCATCTTCTTAAAAAATACAAGAATGGTATAACAGTAGAAGAGGCTGATAAGGAATTTGAAGGTGTAGTTAATACGTTTGTTCCGGAATTTATACGAAGAACTCCTAATTTCAAGAATCTAAACAATAATCAGCGAGATGCTTTGTTTAGTTTGTTTTACAATACAGGAGGACCAGAGTATTCTAAAAGCCCAATGCTTTTCAAATACCTTAAAGAAGGTGATTATGACAAGGCAGTGAAAGAAATAAATCACAATGAAAACGAGAAAGGTATGGGCGGCCAGAAGAAGCGCCGTGCCTTCGAGCGCCGGGTGTTCTCTACGCCGACATACCAGCCCTGGACGGTGGATGATGACAGTAACTATGTCCTGATTGAAGACAAGCCTGTAGAGAACGAATCTATAGAAAAAGATACTAATGATTCAAAGTATGAAGACGCTCGCCATGTGGAAGCTAAATATGGTTATACAGGTTATATAGGTGGAGGATATGACGGAAATAAGGTCAGGGTATCTGATTCGAATATGAAATCAGTTGGTATATCCAATAACGCTGATCCTGATAAGTGGTATGAATCCGTTAATCCGATATTAGACACTGATCCTATTAGTTTAATAGCCGATTTTATTCCTACTATGAAACGAATGTTGGATCCTAATAGGGAGCGATCGGGGGAAGATACAGCCACGGATTTTGAAGAAAAAATGTGGAAAGCTTACACGGATGGAGATATAAGTAGATTGCCGGCAAGCAAGTATCGTTTTGATGACGATGATGATGATGCTCAGTATGTAGGATTGCCTCAAGAACAGGCTATTTTGATACAATCTTTATTAGATAAAGAGTATATGAACAATATGCTTGACGAAGCATATAAGAATGTTGATGAAAAAAGTAAACTAAAAATAAGAGATTATAAGAAGGTCCTTGATAAACTAAATAAAAATATATTTGAAAATCCAGGAAAATGGATTTTAGTAAATGAAGGCGTAAGTCCATTTAGAGAAGAAGTATATGGTGACAATTTTGAAAAAGTAAACGAAGCTTCCGGATTAGGTGCGTTGAAGAATTTCAGTGTAAGATGGGATCCGGATGCTGGTATGTTAGATGTTAAGGATGATTATGATTTTAGTCGAAAGAAGATAGCGGAAGACATCATACCAGAAAGGGATGTCCCTCTTAGGATAAGGGAACGTATCAAATACGATCCTAAAAAAGGTAGTGTGCTTCGAAATAATGATAAGGCTTTACCTAAAAGATTTGTAAGGAAATACGAAGAAGGTGGAGAAGCTAAACATTGGTGGAGTGATACAGACAAGAGAGATGAGGTTGTAAAAAGACAAGATGACAATGGGGGGTGGCAAGAAAAGAGGAGGAGATTACTTGAACAAGCTCATTCAGATCTTGAAAAAGGTGAAATTGATGAGGACGAATTTAGAAGAATAGCCGGGTTTTCAAATAGTGAAATAGGAAATTTGATAATATCCAAAGATGGAAACGGGGAAGAAATAGGAGCTATTATAAATAATCTTTTAGATTCCATAGATATAGATAAAGTAAAAGGGGGAATAGGTGATGCTAAAGAGGGAAAGGAGGACAAGAACAAGGAGGATGCTTACCCTTATAAGTTAATGGTCGAATCTTTACTTACACTTGCAGATGTTGCTTCTTCCACACCTGGAATGCTTAGGTTGTATAATAAAATGGGGTTAGATTTAATGCCAATTCTTAAGACAATGGCAGAAAGTAGCAAGATACAAACCATAGCAGGATTGTCCAATATAGGTATTGATGGAAGTCAGATTGCATTAGATCCAGAAGGTGATAATGCCTTTAATTATGCCGGCATACTTGGTGGAGCCGCAGAGGCAAGAGGAGGAACGAATGTGGTAAGGAATATGTCTTTTATGGGAAGATATGGAAACAAAGTGGATGATATACTTGATATTGCAAATCCTGTTATATCAACGTTGGGTATAGTAGATGATGTAAGTAAGATGGAGGAAGGCGGCGTGATTGGAAAACAGCGTGAAGCATATGAATACTTTACTGGAAAGAGAGGCATGTCTAAGATACAGGCGCTCGCCATCATAGGTAATCTCATGGCTGAATCCGGTCTTAAAGATGACATATACGGAGACAACAGAACGTCATACGGCATACAACAATGGCATAATGAGCGCATGGATAAGTTGTTCAAGCACGCCAAAAAGAAAGGTCATTCTACACCCACATTCAAAGACCAACTTGAGTTCTTAGCTGACGAATACGAAGGGAAAACCGGATATTCTAATTTCTTATACACAAGAAAAGGAAAAAAAGGACCAGGGTATTACAACTACAGCCGGCAGGATTTTATGAACGCCGATAACCTTAAAGATGCTGTAGTAGCTTGGAACCAAGGAGCAGGACGTCCTCATAAGAGTGTTATAAGAAATGATGACCGTTATAATTATGCTATGGAAGTTGCTAAAAATCTCGGTTTGGATATTGAAGAAAATTCCGTATCTTCGTATGGTCAAATGGGATTCGGAGATGACGGAGAGATAGCAGCATCGGTAACACTTCCAGAGGTAGAAGTGGCAGCAGCCCTCCCTAACCCGGAAGCCCCGTCCCAGGAAAGACAGTCCGAGGAAGAGAGATTCCGTACATGGACTGAAACGTATGGTAAGGACATCATAAATCATTTACTGACGTTAGACGGGAAAAAGGATGGTGATGACAGTGATTATAATATGATGTATAGACAGAATCAAAAAGAAAGCGAAGAGGATAAGAAAATGGCTTTGATTAATGCCGTGCTTCCCAATATTCAGCTTCGCATTAAAGGCGTCACTGACAATTAGAACAATTATTTTATTTCTCATATTAATAAAGCGAAGCCGGATTTGAGACTCGTTATGCGGATACCGAAGGTTGAAGAACGATATCAAGATAATCCGGCTTTTTTGTGCGATTTCGTGAAGGATGGAACTATCATCGCCTTGGTTTAACAGAACAGACCTACGTACTTCCACTGTCCTGACGGGCATGGGCGCTCGTCTCGCCTACCAGCCTGCCTAATTCTCTTGAAAATGGTCTTAATATTAAGGAAAACTGAGACTATTCATAGGCGTAGTTTTAATTCAAGATTTGTTGTCCCACCACTGACGGTCAGGCGGTTACGTTCAGAGTCGTTTTCCCGTCTCTTATCCAAACCGTCATAAAACAAAAAACCTTGTATCCTATTTCTCTCAAACCGGATACAAGGCAGTGCATTTTCTTCTTTTTATATAAAATCATATATTTGCACTAAACAACAAAAACAATATGGAGACAAAAATAACTGAAATAATGAATCCTCACAAGTTACACGACAAGCTCTTCAAGAAAGAGCAGGTCTCTCCTATAGAAGTTATATACAATAGCTTCAGCAACTTAGGGTACAATGTAGTACGCCGTCCAGCCGGTCAGTGTTTAGGCAATTTGAGATATTTTAATCTATTTTATGACAAACATACTCATCATTTCTATCAGAAAAACAGGAAGTTGAGATATTGTAGTAATTTTCTCATATCCGATTACTGGAAAGATAGAGTGCGATGTTTCATAGTTTGGAACTTTGGATTTGGAAGATTCTTTCCGTACAATGACTTTATTGAGGCTATGGTTTATGATTATCTTCGATATGGGAGAAAGTCAGTTCCTTATCTTAAAAGCGTGCAAGAGGCTGAAGAAAAGTGTGTAAGGTTCTGTATCCGGTCTCAGATAGATATGCTTCGTAAGGAAGGATATGCCGCTTATCGGGCTAAGTTCAAGGAAGAACGTCCTCAGTATTTCATCGGAGACGATAGGACGGTGTTTAGATGCCTTGACAGCTCTTTAAAAAGAGAAGAGAAGATTGCTGCATGCGTAGCCCACAAAAGGGCTTTAAAAGAAGGGATAATGACTTCCTTCATCAATCACCTTAAGAAACATCCTACCACTTTATATTCGTGGTTTTCATCAGAGGTAGATAGCGAAGGAAAGAATAGGCTCTGTCTATCTGAAAAGGCTGTTTCGTATTTGAATAAGAGACTGGTTCGCAATGGGTTAAAGTCTCTTTCTGCATCATATCTTTTTAGAACGTTTAGAAAAATGGTGAAGATCTTGTTCGGTTCCAATGTCAGGTCGTTTTTTTTGAATAGCTGTCTGATGTCTGTTTCAACAGAAGAGGTTTTAACCAAATCTATGAAGAAAATAGTTTCCAAGACAGTGCTGTTTTTGTACAAGAGAGCGCTTAAGAACTATCGCCGGGCATGCGGTCTTAAGTACGACCCTGATTCGGGCGGTTTGTCTGCCGTACATGATTGATTTTTAAACGTATCCCATAACGTTGGATTTTCTCGTTCGTTTCTCTTATCTTTGTGAAAAAAGATAGTATGAGATTACGAATCATAAAAAATCGTCCGATATTCGCTCCTGGCGGTAGTGTTCAGGATAAGAAACAGGATATTAATGTATCCTCTACTCAGCCTATTCTTGATTATGGAACGCCTGTTAATAAATGGGGTGAATCTGATATTCAGAATATATATATGCCTTCTGATGTGATTTTAGAAACAGAGGAGGGGGAGGTAAATCCATTTAGTAGTATGCCTACATCCGATCCGTTTTTTGAAAACAATGATGCAGGATATGCAGGATATCTCGCTGATAATAGGGGTATGGTTAAAAACGTAGAGAAATCAGTCGTTGATAATGCAATGAATGTAGGTGGTGTTGATGCTGATTCCTCTAAAGAAAAACGTTCCCAAGATGGTAATCCTCTTGATCCTATGACTACCCCATATTATTCACCTGATCTAACCGGCAGAGCTCAAATGTTCGGTACAAGTCTTGGTCGGATAAGAGCCGGTAATAAGGTCGGTGCTAATGTGGCTCAAGCTGCCTTGTCCGGTGTTAGTTTAGGATTAGGTCTTACTCGTAATATCATGGGAGCTTCATCTGCTGCGTATGCAGCCAGCAGAGACGAGCAGGCGGCGAGGGAAAAGCTCGAAAAAGAGCGCCGGCAGCAGTTTATCCGATGGGAACGTGAAGGCGGTGGTGTTAACCTCGGAAATGGACAGAGAATAGATTCTTCCGATTTGACAGGAGAATACATTTACCCTCTTCCTAAATCTATGGAGGATAATGCTAATGTTGAGATAGAAAAAGGAGAATATGTTTCGACTCCGGATGATGTTGGTCCTATGGAGGCAAAAGGTAACAGGCATGAAGACGGCGGCACTCCCGTTGATTTGCCAGAAGCTCATATTATTTCAGATTACCGTACTATTGATGATGATTTTGCTTCTTACGTAAGGGAAAATTATGGCATTAGAGCTACGGAAAAAGATACATATGCTACGCTTCTTGATAGGTACAAGAAGAAAATAGGATTGTCCGAAAAGTATGATGATCAGGAACGCGTTTTCAAGAGGCTGGAAAAGAATAAGGATGTTAAGGATAAAAATACTTCTGAGTTGAATAAGTCTATTCTTTCCAAGTACGTAAATGATAATCAAAAGGAAATAGACGAACTTGAGGTGCAATTCAGGTCTTTTGCTGATATTGTCTATAACAAACAAGAGGAATCCAAGCGCCAAGAAAAGATAGATGCTTTCTTTAGAGATGGCGGAAAGGTTGATTTAAATGCCGTAAGAAAGCAGGCTAAGGCTCTTAACGTATCTGAATCTGATGCTAAAAATTGGATATACGATGAGTATGTAAAGAGAGTTAGGAAAATGGCTGAAGGCGGCCCTACCAAAGAGCAAATAGAGTGGGGTAAGAAAGTACAGCAGCTTTTAATGAAGCAGTTTGGACGTGCTCTTAATATGTCTATAGTAGATGTTGCAGACAGAGAGCAGATCCTTAATCCTGATTCTGGTGTAAATTCTAATCAAAATATGCAACACAGAAGCAGTTCCGGTTATGGTAGGGTAAACAACAAAGCTATTTCTAATTTGCTTGATATTAACCGTTGGGCTAATAAATACAATACGGATGGAGATTTTAATACAGAAGGATTCCAGACTGGATACAATAGCCAACTAAACAACCTATGGGCTTTGGCAGAATCAGGTGCTATAGCCAATGCCGAAAAAGCCAAGAAATTTAGAGACGAATACGGATTTTGGGGAGAAGATGCTGGTAAGTACGACCAAGGAAGTAAATCGGCATATAACTCATTTGCCGTAGATGACAAATTTGGGCAAACTACGGCAACCAGATCATTTTATGGATTGGATGTAGTTACTCCTGAACAAAAGAGATTGTTGAACGAAAAAGGGATAAAGAATTATGTTGACTTATTTGGTGATAAATCTGATGCAGCTAAGAAGATTCTGGGTGCCGATTATAATAAGTTTGCTGCTTTAAAAGATAGCGGTTTGATGTCAGAAACAGACTTTGTTTTAGAAGCCGTAAATCCGGCATCAAAACCTATAGAAGCTGAACCTGTAGGAACCGGCGCTAAATCTCCCAACCCAGGTTCTCCAGGCAGGATAGAAGTGAAGAAAGAAAATCCTGTTATTAATACTACTGTAGAAACGGAAGCTGAGGAAGAAGATGATACAAAAGGAAGAAAAGGTGTCAATCCTGCTTTATCAGGTCCTATATTCCCTGAGATGTTGAGGATGCTTGATACCGGATTAGAGATAGAGGGATTGGAAAGGCATCAGGCTCCGAGAATAGATCCTGTTCTGCAATCTGCTGATCAGTATATCAACGAGCTCAACCGCGCGACATCGGCTCAGTTGGACGCAGTAGGTGACGTGCCCGACTCCCAGCGCTCCGCTATTCTGGCTAATATGAACGCCATAGCCGGAAGCAATATAGCCAGGTACATTAACGAAGTAAATTTCAATAACGCAAGGCAAATAAACGAAGCTGATAGATTCAATGAAATGGCTTATGTTCAGACAGACGATAAGAACATAGCGGAAAGGCAACGTTATGAATCTGGGTTATTGAAGGCTATGGCTATAAGGGATGAAAATCTTGCTCGTTATTATGACAGCATAAACAGTGAGATACAGAATAAGTTCAATGTTCGTACATCGTTGAATACCATAGCTTCCATAGCTCCGAATATGAGAATGCTTCCAAGTGGTCAAATTATTTACGTTCAAGGTAATCAGGATGTGATGAATATGGGTGATTATTCTACACCTTACTTGAGAAGTTTAAATGAAGAAGATGACGAAAATAAAAGAAGAAGGAGGACCAAATAGTGGCTTCACAGTATAGTATTTTAAGGCAATATGCCCCGTATGTTAGTCCTTACAACATAGATCTTGTTAAGGACGTCATGATGTACAAACAGCAGAAGGTTGATGCTGCTCGTGAAAAGATCTATACCCAGGTAGATTATCTTATGGGTCAAGAGATAGATAAGCCTGAAGCCCGCGCTTATATGGAAGATAAGATGTCAGGTGTGATTGCTAACATCAATCAAAAATTCAAAGGCGTGGATCTTTCTTCTGATGGTGTTACGAGAGCCATACAAGGAGAGATCAGTTCGGTGTTGGATGATACGGTCATTAACGCTATTGCCGGCACAAAAGAAGGCAGGAGGGTTATGAAGGAAATAGAATCTATAAAACAGAATCATCCTGAACTTTATTCTCCTATTAATGAATGGCATGCTTTGGACCCTTATTACAAATGGAGGTCAGATGGTAAAGCAGGATCAAGGTTGGGAGGTCTTCATTATTCTCCTTATGTTGATTATACTAAGGAGATAAATAAGCTGGTTAGTGACTTTAGGAAAAACAACGAAGGCAAGAAGATTCAGACAACAGAATATGATGTTAAAGGTAATCCTACTGGTGGAATCATAGAAGTCAACGTAGATGAGCTTACTGATTCCCAGATAAGGAATTTTGTGTCTGCTAACTTATCTGAAAACATGAGGAATCAGATGAGAATAGAAGCATCATACATGGCAGCTACCAATCCGGTGTTCAGTAATCCGGATTTGGTTAGTCAATACATTGGGTCTTATGTCGAAAGATACGATAGGCATATAGGAGCATTGGAAGCAAAAAAGAAATCAGTAGGGGATAATAAGGATATTATTGATCGTATTGACAGTCAGATACAGGAAGCTAAAAATCAGAAAGCAGAAGCCAAGAGGGAGGCAGATATGATAATAGCTTCATCAGATCCGGTAGCGGCTGCTAATTTTGTTGTTACCAATAATCTTTTCGATAAGATGGTTGATGCATGGAGATACGACAATACAAGTTTTGAAAGGAAGAAAGATGATCTTTATTTTGCAAGGTTGGCAGAGGATAGGGCTCAGCAAAAGTTTTTGACTGACAATGCCAAGTCTATGGTTGAAATATCATTGGCGAATGAGCAGCTTGCTCAGGCTAAGATTGAAACCGAATACATGCGTACTTACGGTTCCAAGATGGGCACTGAAAGCTCATCCGGAGGCACAAGAGGAGCAGGCGGTGTAGGAGTGCCGATGGCTCCTATGGACGGGCCTACGGCTATCAATTCTGGAACGGGTAAGATAGGATCTGTTAATTTGGCTAATATCCCTTATGAACAACTCACATCTTCTTCCACAGAGCGTAGAGCAAATTTATTGAAATTATATAATTCATTATCTCCTACAGACAGAGACAATATCGTTGCAGCATCATACGAAGAAGAAAAAACTGACCCAGGATTGTATGCTAATATGACTCCTGAAGAACGGATATATTCTTATTTAAAAAATAATGGAGGTCAGAAAAACGGATATTTCGGACAAGGAAATAACAGATTGTCTGAAGCTTATGATGCTTTACTTCTTTCTGATTCTAAGGCAAATGGAGCTGCAAAGGCTATAAATAACATAACTGATTATCAAATAGATAATATAGTTACTAAAAAAAATAAGGATATTATCAGGAAAGTTCGTAATGCTAAGTTTACGAAAGGAAATTTTTTTATGGATCTTACCAATACAGATGATAAGGCTGGAGCCTTCCTGCTCGCCACAGCCATAACAACTGGTGTATCTGATGCCGTAGGGTTCAGAGAATACATGATGGATCCTTCAAGAGGAATAGATATTCTTAGTTCTATATCTCCGTCATTAGGAGCTAAGGTGAGTGCCGGCAAGTTGGGGAAAAACATATCTGATGCTATTACAAGCGAGAATAATGGTTCTTCTACTGGTACATTGGCTCTTATTAATGGAATGAAGAAACTCAATGGCGATCCTGATTTTAATATATCTGATTATATGACCATAGATAAGGATGGTGATATAGATTTAAAAGATTATCAGGAAGGTGAACCATTGACTATTACCCAGCTAAGATGTGCTGAGAAAAGCAGTAGGGTGTCTGATATGATAGCAAGTCAGATGCAGGATGAGATAAAAATGTCTGTATCTCCCGATCAGATTTCTGATAAGTTATCTCAGTATCATTACCTTGATTCTTACAAAAGATACAATTGGAATGCCGATTCGCCGGAAAAGTCTTTGCAGAAGGCTCAGTTTAGAAGATTGTCTGGTTACATGGCAGGAAAGGTAAATAATCTGGATCCTACTGCTGTTAATGCCATTAATATGGATGCCGAGATAGATAATGGCACCGTTAGAAGATTCTTGACTGCTCAAGTAGGTTCCGGTAAAAATTCTTATGTTACAGAAAGGGTTGAGATTACGAATGACGAGCTTCTTAAGGCGGGTATAGATCCTTCGGTCGAGGAGCGCAATTATCCGGTAGATGGCTACAAATCAAGTTTTGAAACCTGTGATTTTGTAGATACCGGAAAGAAGGAAGGTTATTCTTATGATAAGTATCTTATACGTAATGGCCTTCCTCGTTTGGCTTCTAAGACTGATGTTAAGAATGATCTTTATGATATAGTAAAGGTTCATGGTTCTTACCTTAAGCCAGAAGAAATGAATGCTGTTAAAGCCCTTGTTGATAATTTTATTGACATGTCTGATAATATATCAGTTCAGTTGGAGGGAATGGACGATAGGGGTTCAAGAGAGGTAGCGGTCAATTTCTATGACAAAAGGACTAAAAATTCTAAAAATCCTGCATTGTTGTTCTCGGATTTTGTTCCTTTGGATCCAGGTAATGATGAGTATGCGGATTACTGGAATAGCATTCACCAGAAGTGTCCTCAGTACTTCTTTGTAAAATACGTGAAGGAGGCTGTTCAAGAACGTCTTGATCAGATGAGGGATCCGTATATGAGAGGAATAAATATCACGCCTAACATGAATGACAAGTTTAGTAAGTTGAACGATTTTTTGCAGAAAATTTATGGCTGACAATAATATAGATAGATATAATCCTGCTGCTAAAACCACTTACGAAGATGTGGCAAGGCAAAGAAAATTAGCCGAAGAAGAGAATTATACTCCGGCTACACTACCAGAGACGACAACGCCTCTGGTTCCTAATTATATGCCTGGTGAAGGTGTGTATGCCCAACCTAAATTTCCGGATTACGCATCAAGGATAGCTGCTGCCGAATACGAAGAACCGTATATAGCCAAGGAGATAAGCAACAGCTACTCGGAGGCACTGGCTCGTAACAGCTACAGGGGGGCTACACCTGCCCCGCCGCCTCTTAATCCCTATGGACCAAAGGTAAGTATCCGTGAAAGTCATCAGATGGGTAATGATGGGGTATGGCGTACAAAATATCCCAACTATATTCCGGGTATAAACAATGAGGATTATTATGCCAGGAGACAGAGCGGATGGAGTAAGTTTTGGAATGGTGTAGGCAAATTCGCTTTAAAGTCTGCATTGTACGGTGCACAAGGAGTTGTGTCATTGCCTGACAAACTTATCAATATGGCATCTGAGGGAAGTTATAAAGCTGCGTTAAACACTAACATGGATAAGTTTGTAGGTGATCTTGACCAGCAAATAGACATGCTTCTTCCTCATTATTACAAGAAAGAGGTAGAAGATTATAATTTTGGTCAGAAGCTTTTTAAGGATACCGGTAATTTCTTATGGAATGATGTCCTTGGTAATGGTATGTCTTTTACCGTAGGAGCCATGATATCAGCGTACATGACCGGAGGACTTGGAGTTGGATCATTGGGCAATATAGGTGCTAAATTAGGTGGAAGAATCGGAGCTAAGTTAGCAGCAAGGCAAGCTGCCAATAGGGGCATAGGAAGCCTTAAAGGTGTGTTTAACGACTATGTAAGAAAAGGAGTTGCTACCGGAAGAAATGTAGGGGAGGCGGCTAAGACCATGACGTTGTTGGCTACCAGTGCCGGATTCGAGTCATCGGTTGAAGCAAATTCTTTTATGAAGCAATCCGAGTCTGATTTCAAGGATTATTATCGTAAGATTTATGGTCGTGATCCCAATGCAGAGGAAATGGCTGTTTTTCGTAATTCTAATGCTGATGTAGGTAGTGCTATATTTGCCGCCAATATGGGTATAGTAGGATTATCTAACTGGCTTCTTTTTGGTAAGTATATAGGGTTAGAAGGAAAGGCTATACCTGGGTTGGAAAAGAGGCTCAACAAGCATTTATTTGGATTAGGGACGGAAGTTGCGAAGCCGGGAGAGATGGCTATTAAAATAACCAATCCTAATATAGGACAGAAGATAGCAGGCAATGTTTTCAATATCATGAAAAGACCTGTATCCGAAGGCTTATGGGAAGAAGGATCTCAAGGTGCTGTTCAGAATACGGCTGAGGAATATGTTAAGTCAAGATATGATAATGTAGCCATGAACGGAGCCGTTGATGTTCTTGATGCTATTTCTGAAGGATTTAAAAAACAATATACGTCTAAAGAAGGATGGACTGAAATAGGAATCGGTGCTATTATCGGTTCTTTGTTTGGTATGAGGGAAGGCTTCTTTGGAGTGAAAGAGTATAGTAATAATCAGATATTGCTGGAAAGGCAAGTAAATGAATATAACAAAGCATCTTCTAATCTTAATACGGCGGCTTTGAATACGTTGAAAAAGTCAATGAGTTTAGGGCCTCAAGTTCGTTCCTATGCTCGGTCTATGACCGGCAAGGAGCTTGATGATGCAATGTTTGAAAAGATGTCGATTGACAACCAAATGGGAACCTTAGAGGATTCGGCTGAAAATTTCAGGCAGATGGTTGATATGATGCCTATTTCGGAAATAGCCGAAGCCAACGGAATGTCTTTGGAAGAGGCAAAGAAATACAAGGATTCTATTATTGATAATTATAATAATCGTCTTTCGGATTTCAGATCTGCCCAGAGTTTTGCCGAAGATCTTATAGGTGATGATTCTAAGATTGAGTTTAGAAAATACGTGGCTCGTAATGCTTTTCTTGGTCTTCAATCGGAATCAAGAATGAAAGGCATAGCTTCTGTCATAGAAACGCTTTCGGGGCAGCCTCGCGTGGCGGATGCTATAAGTACGTTCTCCCGGCTGTCGGACAGGGCAAGGGAGCGGGCGATGGCTATCCGTGGCATACGGTCAAGAATAGAAGAACTTGAATCCGAAATAGAAGATCTTGCTACCCGCCCTCGCAACGTAGAAGGGAAAGATCCACAAGCTGAATCCATACAACGAAAAACCAAAGAATTGGAAAGCCTTAGAACCAATTACAACAATTCGTTGTCTGAGTTATCAACGTTAATAGGAAAAGAGTTTCCGATAGAAGAGCTGGTAAGTAAAACCGAATCTGTTTTATCATCTCCTCTTTCTCCCATAAGTTCACAAGATGTGATAGAAGCCTATGATACGCTTGTGGCTTTTGATGATTATTTTAATGTAAAATCAAGACAGGAAAAGAAGTTTACAGCCAAAGACAAAGCCATGAGATCCTTGGTAAATGAATACCGAAGGAGTTTGATGGACTATAGGAATATGAATAACTTCTTGTCCAAGATGCTTGATAAAAGATTCTTAGCTGAGGAAAACAGGGGATTTTCAAAAGCGCTGTCTTCTCTATGGTCTACTCCTTATAAGGGGGATGATAAGGTTCCTGATTTTGCAGAGCCTAATAAAGTTGGTGAATATGATACTGATGAGGTAGTAGATCAAGCTGTGTCAGAAGGTAAGATTTCGGAAGACGAAGCTTGGACTATCAAGGCTTTTATGCATGCTCTTGATAAAGTAAGGGAAGATAGGATGAAGGAAGCAGAAGATGATATAAAAGAGTCACCGCTTACGGAGTCTGTATCGGATGAAGATTATGAGGCTGCTATGGATAATTCTATTATGGTTCCGGCCGTAAGGCGGTCTATAATTGATAAACTATATACAGGCAATGCCGATCTTCTTACTGCGAGAGAAAAAGATGTGTATGATAAATACAAACAAGATTTTGATGATTATGTATCATCTTTGGGTGACAGTCCTGTTAATCTCATAAAATCATTATCTGAGAAGGCTGATAGGCTTACAAGTCCGAGACCTGTGTATGAGGATAATAAAGCTATTATTGATATGGCTAAATCCAATTTAGAACCAGATCAAAGGAAGGAACTTGATGATGCTATTTCTTCGTATGTTGATATAATGAACAGACGGGATAAAGGGGAGAAGGTTGACGAAGATAAGCTTGCCGATTCGGTATTTACCATAGAAGATCTTGGCCAGGTTGGAAACATCACAGATCTCCTTCCTTATATCGAACAAAACAGAATTATTGATAAAGGTCGTATTTCCGAATCTACGTTAAGTAATTTTGGGGAAGATGATACCAATATAGATTCTCTTGTAAATGAGTTAGATGAATCCGATAATACGCCTGGAGCTAACATAGATAGCGCCCAGAATCCAGAGACGTTGATGGTTAGAAGAATATCCAACGATGGCAACGAAAGGTATGAAATTGCAGGTCTTAGAGCCGATAAATTTATATCTTCTATAAAATCATTGGTTCCTATTCAAATAAGCTCTGAAACGAACGCTAATGGCACTAAAAGGTATTCTCTTAATATAGGTGGAGAAACGGCTACTATAATTGAATTGCCTTATCATGCGAGATGGTCTATAGACAAAGAATCGGCTCGTGTTCTTAACCGTTACACAGACGTGTCTATTCAGGACGTGGGTAATTCCTATTCTTTGGTTTATAAGCGTCTTGATTCAGATGAATTGGTTCCGTACAGAACAGGTGTCGGATTCGGAGAGAATGAGGTAGATAAAATAGATCAGGAAGCATTATCTTCTTTGAAAAAAGGAGATAGGGTTAATCTCGAAATAGATGTAAATGATACCTATAATCAGTCTCTTTTTGCCGAATACAATGACGCTGTTCAGTCCGGCGATAAAAAAAGAATAGAATCTGCTGAGAATAAACTGGTATCCAATATGGTTATCAAGGTCATGAGTGGGAACAGATTCGTTTCTGTTGTAAAAGCTGATACAGGAGGCATAGATGGTATAAGTAAGATAAGAAGAACGGCTTTCAACAAGTGGAAGAAGGACGCCGGCCGGTCGGCTACCATCGGCGTCGGCACGCATGTTGTTGCCCAGACCCTTCCCGGAAGACCGGTGTTTAACATGAAGGTGAACGGTCAAGGATATGGCCAGGTAGAAAATCTCCCTATTACCGAAAAAGGTGCTGAAAAAGTATCTGATGTCGGATATGTATTAAATGGCAAAGTCGTGCTTAAGAACGGATCTAAATACACAGGCTTCCCATTTGCTTATTCTATATTAAATGACAAGGGGAATAATTACAAAAATGTAAGAGTTCCGGTAGTTGTCATCAAAGGTAAAAACGGTCTTAATTATCTTTTCCCAGTTAGCCTACGTTCTGTGGAATCAGAGGAAGGGCGGAAATGGATGTCTTTTATAGATATGCTGCTTGAATCCGGTGATTCTGAATTGCTACAGATGGGTCAAGATGATATACAAGATCTTAATGCGTATCTAACCAAGTTAGGTCTTGATCCGGCTTCGTATCAAGTATCGTATTTGAATCCTATTTCAGGTCTTAGAAAAGCTCGTGAGGCTATAGAAGAATTATCTACAGTTCCTGATGTTGTTAAGTGGGTAGAAGATGGAAGTAGGAGTGTGAAAGACATTGTGACGTCTGAAGTAGAATCTGGAATAGATTTCGAAGGTGAGATGTTTGTTGCTCCTAAGATCAGGATTCAGTTTGGTAAATCATCTTCCAGACCTAAATCACTTATAGAGGATGATCTTCCTTTCTCTGATGAGGGTAAGACCGTTACTTCTAAAGAAGACGTGGATGTTTATGAAGAGGAAATGCCAGAGGAAGGGGCTGTCCGGGAGACTCAGCCGGCGCCATTAGCTCAGCCGACTCCTGCGGCACAAGCTGCTCGGTCTTTACCTGGCAAGAAGCGTACCTCCAGGAAAAACTTCTCTCTTATGTTAAACGAAATAGAATCTCATATAGAAAAAGAAGGATTGCCGTCTTATGCTAATATTTTTGATTTTATAGCAAGGAAGATTGTAGGAGGTGATTTGAGGTTTCTTCGTGAGAGAGGTAATCCTAAAAGCCTTAAGGAAGAAATGGGATTAGAACCTAAAGGAACAGTAGGTGATAAAATATCCACTCCTTCCAGTAAAGGTGGTAAGACTTTAGAAGAATATGTTTCTTGGCTTCGTTCTCAAACAGATCAGGTGGTGGTTGATTATGTTGGGCCAAGATATGATGAACAAATTATATCAGAGTTGAAAAACTTTTTGAAATATATTAATTTTGTTCCAAGCAAGGCTTTGAATTATTCTCTTAGAGTCAATGGCATGGATACCCTAAAAGAATATGGCACAAAAGAGGAAGTAGAAAAAATGGAATCTGATATCAATAGTTTGGTTTCTAAAGTTTTGCCTACGGTGGATAATAAAACTATAGAAGATGTTTCTACTGCAATAAAATCAAACAACTTGCCTGCCATATGGGAGCCCGTGGAAAGCCTTGATATGACAAACGAGGAAAAAATAGAGTTTTTGAATAACGTAGCAGATTTCCTTAGCGGCATACCAGAGTATGATGCTGTTGTGGAGTCTATAGAGTCAGAATCAGATAATATTTTAAATGATGGAAAAGAAGGAAGTGCAGAAGGCGGTGCAGTACGCACTGAGGAAGATGGCGATAAAAAGGGAGATGGAGAAGGCAAAGGACAATCCAGAACAAATGTCGAAGTTGAAAGAAATGTCGAATTACCTGGATCTGAAGAAGGAAGAGTAGATAACTATAGGAAGAACGGAGATAAGTTCTCTGACATTGCTGAAGTTACTTTATGGCTACTTAGAAGGGCTGCCGGCATAACCTCTATCCCGGAAGGAGAAGAGGTTTATGTAGAGGGAGATGAGGTTAATAGTATTATGACCGATATGGAATCAAGGTATGGTATAGACACCATCAATCACTCGCATACGACTAAGGCTATAAGGGACCTTAACGGCGTATCAGGTTATAAAGTAGAATACGGCTTAACCTTTTTGACATACGATCCTTTTATTAGAATATCCAATCTAAGGAAAGGATCTAAGGCTGCGAAAGACGAACCTCGTATATCCGAAGAGTCGCTTACTCACATATCAAGGGTGACAACCCCTTATTTCCTGTACGGCGGTGACGAAGCATATACATCTGTTCCGGCTAAAGTAGAACCTATACCGGAGAAGATAATGGGTCGTAATGGTATTAAATTTGGTATGAGTGTAGTCGAGCTAACCAAATTAGGGTACAAAAAAGCTGGTGGAAACTGGATATATAAATTCTATATGAACTCAGGTGTGTATGATTTGTATAATATCAGTACCGGTGAAGCGTTTAGGGCAAAACCGAATCTTGGAGTTAAGATAAGTTCCAGTGCATTCATCCGCTCTTTATCTCAATCTGGTAGAAAAATACAAAATATGATGAGTAATATGAGCCAGGAAGAGATAGACAGGAATAAGAATCTCGTAGAAGGTTCTGATAATTCGGATTCGATAAATGAGTTAAATAAAGAGTGTTGAGTATGAAAAGGAGATACGAAGATGTTTCAGGTCTTGTTCAGTATCAGTTGAAGACCAATCAGCAGGGGAATATAGAGGTTTATGTTGATGACAGGTTTGTTGGAAACGTAAGTGAAGGAGTCTGCAATTGGAAGGATATTGAATACAAGAGCAAAGTTACTATATCTTTGAAAGGAGTCGAGGATAAGGCTAAAACTTTAAGTAAAAGAGTCGGTCCCTATTGTCACATTTATAGCATATTTGGAGGAAATGAATCTTATCATGCAGGTCCGGATAGTAATATAAAAAAGAGTCCGGTTACCACCTTTATAATGTATTGTTATAAAAATGGGGATATTACAACTACCACCACTTATACTAAAAATTTATCTGGAACTCTTCAGATAGGTAAAACACAATTGACTATCAATTACAAACAAAGTAAAAGTCAGTCTTTTTCTGGTGGTGATAAAGATTATGTAACATCCGTATCTGATTTCCCTTTTGTTACTGGTCCAGGAGATAATAGCGTTGAGTTTGAAGGAGAGAGAAGATTAATAGTTGAAACAAAGGCTTCGCATTATGAAATAGAAGTTTCATAATTTCTATTTTTATAGTATTTTGTCTAAAATATTTATCACTATGGGTGTCAAATGTCAGATAGAAAAAAAGGAAAATGAAATAAAACGGGTTAAGACTCCTAACGGGGAGCCTTCCGTTCTTTACGAAAGTGCTTTAAAAGTATTAGGAAACAGCGAGCGGGCCCTTCAGGTATGGGCTAAGGCTTACACTCCTGGTTTTTTGTCGTATTACGGTCATTGGAATAACCCGGCTCCAGGGGAGATGTTTAACACCGATCCCAATGGCGAACCTCTTTTAGAAGATGTGCTGTCGTATATGAAGCGTCAGACTTATTTTGCTGATCCTTTAACGGCTCAGGATGTTAAGGATGTAAGGGATTTCCTTTTGTCTACTCATTATTTTTTCAATGCGTCTTCATTGTCTAATGCTATTCTCTTCGATTTTTATGTAGATGGCAGTTTGATACTGAATGAGCAGAAATTAAGGAGATCCGGTTTGTATGATGAAACAGAAATAAGTCGTATTTTATCCGATCCTTCTGTTTTAAACGAGGTTTCGACTTCCATGAGAAAGTTAATAGATTCTTCTATTAACGAACATGATAGGGAAAAGGATAATTATTTTATGTCTGTTGACTATCAGTATGGTCCTATTGTTTACAAGGAGGGAGTGTTTAACCAATTTGGTAAAAAAGTACCATATAATCCTTCTGAGCTTTATTGGGCTATGGGCAAAACAGTAGCCGGCATAAAAAACTTTTCTGAATTTTCATCTGCTTTTGAATCGTTGAGAAACTCATACCCTGAACTGGTTGAGAAATTCGTTTCTGATAAAGAATTTGCCGAATCTATGTTTGATGAGTTCTCATCTACGAATAAGATTCCGGTAATAAACATAGAAGGGAATGATGTGGTAGAAGGCAAGAGAAGATCCTTGTCTAAGCTACAAGATCTGTCTTATTACAATCCTGGCAAAATAGAGTTCCTAAGAGCTCGTATATCAGCTTATTTACATAGGGCTAATGCCGACACCGAATCCGATTTAAGAAGCATGATATGGGATATAGAAGAGGCTTGTACGTGGTTTGGCATAGATATAATAGGGACATCGGAAACTTATGATGGCACAGAAGAATCTTTGAATAAGATAGATAATTTGATGCTGGATCTTGATATTTATGTGGCCAGGCATAATGATGTAAATTATGCTCCAACGCTGGCATCTTCTATAGATGATGTTCTTGGTGATAGTACAGACTATTATTTTGGATTATTGCCGGAGTATATGGATAATTTGAATATCGTTTATTCTGAATCCGATATAGACCCAGTAGAGGCATTTGAGAAACATTCATTGCTTAAGGTAGGAGATAATCTATATCAAAGGATCAGCAAAGATGATCTTAACGAGATGTATCAAATATCAACAGTATTAGCCAAGCACAACCTAACTCATTTTTCTACTAAAATATATCCTGAATCTTGTTTTAAGAACGGCGTTTTGGATAAAGAGAAAGTACGGAACGTAGATAATAATACGCTCATGGCTTCCATTAAAAAATACGTCAGATCGTTCATGGATTCTCAGAACACAGAGGACATGATAATGACCAGGATGGCGTTTAGGCACCCTGCGGTACTTGACGTTCCTTACGTGGATGTGGATCGGGAGTATAGTCGATACATGAACAAAAAACAAGATAGCGAAAACCCATTATCCTTATTCGATTTATACCAATCTTACCTTGACAACAAACTCCATAAAACAAAATTATATGATAATGCCTATAAGTATCTTGACTTCAAACCTGGTCCATCTTTGGGTCTTATTTCTGATGATCCTGATATTTTGAAATCAATAGAATTATCTTTATCTGGAAAAGACAGGTTGATGTTGTTTGATTATAGCATGACCAGTACCGACCCTTCTTTATCAGAATTGTTTTATTTGGAGAGGTATGACCCTTCGTATGCTGGGAATGATTTTGAACACTATTTTTACACCAGGCACCCGTATTTGTTAAAAGAAAAATCGGGTTCTAATATCGTAGAGCAAGATGGTGTTATAACAGCAGAAGGTATTTATGATAATTTTATAAGAGTAGGTAATAAGATATGGTCTAAAGTAAGCGAGAGTAGTTCCGGCTCTATCTACCAAAATCTGACAGGAACCGAATCGGAGGTGAAATACGATTCTACTCAGAAGGCTAAGACGGTAGAAACTGATTACGCTCCATACCAAAACAGATCTGGCTTGACGCAAGACATGACCGTAAGCAAGTCTGAATTGGATGATCTTAATAAATTGGAATGCAGGTAATTTTTGTATATATATAATATAGTTTTTTCATAATTACGATTTGGAAAGTGAGGCTTGTGAAAGTCTCACTTTTCTTGCATATGCACGTATATCAATAACATACAAGAAAAGTTAGACTTTCGTCGTTTATGGATTATTTTTATTGATTTTGCGATATTAGTTTCAGGAAGGGATTATGGAAATAAGGAAAAAGTAAGAACCGAACGTAACTAATAACAGTAGGAAATGAGAATCAGTACCATCAAACGTAACAACAGCATTCATCTTATGTATAAAAACATTATGAATGATTTAGGTCAATTAAGAACTGTAGTTTCAAAATCCTATATTTATAATCTGATACAAAATCAAACCGGATTAAGTATCAGAACTATATCCCATGTACTTAACCATACCAAAGAACAGGATACGGATTCTTTGTGAAAAGCATATATTTTCATACATTTGTTCGTTCTTTAGTTCTAGTAGGGAAAAAGTTTTTCATGGTATTTAGTTTAGATTAGTTGAGGCAGGATTCGCAGTGATGCGGATCCTGTTTTGATTTACAGCGCTTTACCCAAAAAAGGAAAAGCGAAAGTTGCTGATTATCAATTTTTACCCATAAATGGGGAAAACTACTCGTTGTATATTATATTTCCGTTTTTACTGAAAATCCTTCCATTTTATCGGAAACAAACTCAGCCTTGTTCCACCCTGCAATCATGATCTTTGTTACGTGCTTCATGCACGTATGTTTAACAATTAAATACTATAAAATTATGGGTGGTGATAAAATCGTCCTTTTAGATGGAGCCGGGGCTAACGGTGGTGCAGCCACTAACGGTCTTCTTTCAATGATTCCCGGCATGTTTGCTAATTTGATAGGTGGTAATAAAATGGATCCGAATCTGGTGGCGGCTTTGATGAACGGTCGTAACAACCAGGACGGTTTCGGTGGGGCTAACGGTTGGTGGCTCTGGATAATTGTTTTGTTCTGGCTGTGGGGTGGACGCGGCTTCGGTAACGGTTTTGGAAATGGCGGTGATTGTTGTGCCAATGGTTTGCCGGCTCAGTTGAATAACGATTACGGTCGTGAACTTTTGATGCAGGCAATTCAAGGTAATCGTAGCGCCATAGATCAGATTGCTTCTGCTTTGAACTGTTCTACTACTCAACTTCAGAACGCTATCTGCAACGTACAGGGTGCTATTGATAAAGTAGCTGGTCAGGTAGGTATGACTTCTCAGGCTGTTATCAACGCAGTTCAACAACAAGGTTGTGAAATAGGAAATCAAATCAGCTCTTGCTGCTGCAATCTGAGTTCGTTGATCAATCAAAGCACTTGCCAGACTCAGGGAATGATTACTCAGCAAGGTTTTGATAACCAGCTTCGCACGTTGGAACAAACCAATATCTTGCAGAACGGTCTCAACCAAGGTCTGGCTAACAATCGTGAGCAAGCTACAAGCCAATTCAATATCTTGTCTGCGAAACTTGACGCCCAAACCGTTGTGATCAACGACAAATTCTGTCAGTTGGAAATGAGGGAGATGCAGAACACTATTGCTCAACTTCGTGAAGAAAAAGCGGCTTTGACAGCTTCGGCATTATCTCAGCAACAAACCCAGAATATCGTTGGTCAATTACGCCCGACGGCCGTCCCGGCCTACCCCTCTTGTTCTCCTTACCAGGCTTATACTTGGGGACAGGTATTCGGAGGAGGTTGCTGAGATAATGCCGTAGCTGTCACGGGTGCTGCTATGGTAAATGGCACAGAACGCCTTCTGTACTTCAATAAAGTTCGTGGCGTGTTAAGATTAATGGATTGCTGTGTTCCAGTAGCGGCAGCCCAGGCGTCTGAAGTTAAAGCAGGTAAATGATTTCAGTAGGGTGATGGAGATCATCACCCTATTTTCACCTAACTAATATTTTGATCATGTTTTCAGATTTGAAGAAAGGGTTTCAGGTACATACCCTTGATACTAATACAGTACCTAAATATGAATTGGGAAAGGTAGTAGCCGTATCCGAACCCAGGTATCTTCCTCCTCAGCCAGGTCAGTATCAGGCGATGCAGACCCGCGTGGTGGATCTGACGGTAGAGCTCACTGGCGAAACCAAGACCTATACGGTCCCGGAATCCCAGAATGTGGCTAAGGCTATGGGCATAACATTATCTACCAGCATAGATCCGATTATGAACGAGCTGAATGCCATAAAAAGCACCAGTCAGGAAATAATAGACAGCGTAGATGCCCATCGTGCCAAGATAGAGGCTTGTGAATCTATATTAGAAGATATCAATCCGGCATTCAAGCAAACGAGAGAGCAGGATCGTAAAATAGCTGGTATAGAAAATAAGGTGAATGACCTTACTGATTCATTCGAAGATTTAAAGAAGTTAATTGTAGAACGTTTGAAATAAGTATAATATGATAGTATATGATTTAAATTCAGGACACAGAGAATATCCTGGATATGACGAGATAGAAGACAGACGAGGTGGAGGCAGAGGCAGAAGCCGGCGTTCTGATGGGACGTACATGGGGTATGGTGGTGGTATTTACGACCATTACGGTATGCATGAGAAGATGAAAGAAATGGAAGAGCGCGAAAACGAGCTGGAAGAAAGGGAAAGAAGGCTCGAAGAGCGCGAACGTCGTCATGAAATGGAGGACCGGGAATACCGGAGGATGGGTTACGAATCCTACCCGACCGATTACTATGGAGACGACAGATACTACGGTGACGGACCTCAGATGCGTAGAGGTCGCGGACGTGGCAGAGGTCGTTCTTATTGAGGAGCAGACGCAGAGGATCCAGCTTATCAGAAATATGTAGATACTTACGGCTACCATTTTTCTAATGCTCTCGCTGATGAGGCGGTAAAGAAGATGGTCAACGTCGATGGATCCAAGAGGATCTGGAAGCAGCCGGAAATAAAAGATATTTTTGAAAAGTGCGGAGCGAAGAAGCCGGATAAAGCGACATGGGGCGATGTCCAATATGTCTTTGCAATGTACTATTCGGATGGTTTTCCGAAGGTCTTCAAATGTGAGAACGAGTTGGTGAAAGCTACGTTAATGTATTTGGATGATCCGGATGCTCCCGAAGGAGTAGCCTTTATAAGATGGCTTGCCGTGCAAGATTACCTCGGCGAAAAAATAAACTGGAAGGATCTGACCTGAGATCCAGATCCAGGTCCTTCCGGTGGTGCGGGAGCCATAGTAAAAAATATGATTCCCGCATTCCCGTTTTTCCCGTTTGGAAAAAAAGGAATAAAAATATTATACCGGTCGGCGGGCAATAGAATACCCGTGGCCGGTTTGTTTCACATAACTTTTTTGGGATATGAATATAGCACATGAATCTAAATCGAATAAAACCCCCTTGTATTTAATAGGAGAGTTGATTGGCGTACCGAATACGGTTATGGACTCAGCATTGCATGAACTGAAAGATAGAATAGACAAAGACCCTAAATATAAAGATGTTAAAAATTGGCTCGAATCTTTACCCAAGATCTGAACCTATTTTTTTCAATACCGGGCCCGATGCGATTTTAACGTATCGGGTTTTTATTTTAATTCATATTGTTTCATTTTAAATCTAATTAATTCATGAATGTCGTACTTTTGTTGAAAAAGTATTCTATATGGAAAATAAGGAAGATTACGTTGGTTACGAAGATCAAGAACTGTGTAACCGGTATTACAAAGAGGCTGAAGCCATGAGGCAAAAGCAGGACTGGTCTCGGCTTAGGGCTGTCCCTGCTCCGGCCAAGGGAACGCCATCGCCCGGCTGGGGTCAGCTTGGACGTGGAAATGATGTCCGTGTTAAGTACGTTAGCATCAATTCAGGATTAGGAGGGGACAGATTATGACTGTAGAAGAATTGGCTAATAAAAGATACAGTGGCGAATTTGTTTTCATGCTTGGTCATTTGGAAGGTACAACAAGATTCGTTTTTGAATGTTTTGATCCCAGACCTGATCACGAAGGTAAAAATACTTATATGGTTTCCTATTTTGATAAGGGACTTCGTAGAAGAGATGTGGTAGATGTGCCATGTTATATGAATGTTTTAGCAAAATAAATTAAAATATTGTAAATATCGTGGTTGGAATCGCATATTTCGGAACCGATGGCTGCCCCGGTCATCACGTTATTCCAATACGAGGTAAATTCACAGAAGAGGATATTAAGGTAATAGAATCTGTAGATTGTGATGATTTCTATAAGGTGTTTGATGTCATGCGTTTTAAGATAGCTGAGTTTAAAGGATGGACGATATTGGGAATCCCGGCAAGCTTAGACGATCATAGACCTGGAAGCAAAACCGTTATCTTCATAGAGGGTGAAGCTAACGAAGCTGATTTTATAGAAGTCACACAAGAGTATTCTTTTCTTAAAAATAAGGTAAAGAAACTTGCCGAATTGTATCATGATGGAGAATGGCTTGCGACTGGTAAATTGAATCAAGATTCGCTTACTAACAAGGAGCGGTTTCAATTTACATTAGACAAGGGTGATATTATTAACATGATTAGGGGAGTCGATTTAGATCCTTATTCTGATGTGGCGAATGAAATGGAGAAAATCGGATTGGGATCATCATCTGATTCTTCATATGATGGTCCTACATGGTCTTGGTTTATTAACAAAGTAGATATTTGGCAGAATAATGCATGGGATGGTTTTTCTGCTGAGTTCTTATTGGATTTGTATTGTAGGATAAAAAAAGTATAATAACAACTAATTTAAAATAAATCATGGGATTAGACGATTTAAAAAAAAGATGTAATTAGAGTGATGACAAAAGAAGAGTTCGAATCAGCAATCAACGAAGATATTAAATTCGTTGAAAGATTTAAGCATTTTTTTTAAACATGATGATGTTGCGAGGATAATAGAACACATAAAGTCTGTGTTAGAAGCATCAGTGGACTACTGCTATCCTAATCATCCTGAAGTAGAATTTGAAAAAGATTTTAATATACAATACGATGTCAATAAGATCTTGAACAAATACGGCCACACCGAAATGGGTCTGTATAAAATACAGCTCTATGTAGAGAAGATTTTGGGTAGTATTCAAAACAAGAAGCCTGTAGACGTGGGAGAAGTCTCTGATGGATACCATACTTTCAATGAATTGTATCGGTACTGCATGTTGTATAACGCTGCCTTCTTTAATCTATTAGCCAGAAACGGACAGGTTGAAGTTTGCAAATCAAGGAGACACAGCGACGGAGAAAAATGCTTCGGTTCTGATGATTGGTTTATTGTGATGGCGATTCTACCTACCGGTCAGGTATCTAATCACTATGAAAGCAAATACTGGGATTTGTTTGATGTTCCTGAAAGAGAAACCGCTTTCGAATACGATGGCCATACACCAGATGAAGCCGCCGACAGACTTAAAAAGTATCTCAAACTGCCTCGTCGTGGCATGACATTCGAACAGGCTTTAGAACGGCTTAAATTAGGTCGTAAGATAAAAAGAATCGATTGGGGTAAAAAGTATATCTGTATGTTTGACGTAAATATATTGATGATAGATACAGGTCAAAAAGTAGCATCAAATTGGAATCCAACCGAACATGATATTATGTCTAATGACTGGGAGATTGCGGAATGAGCTTGTTTGTATGTAAAAATTGTGTCTGTATAGATAATCCAGCCACATCATATTACTGGGCTCTTATAAGACCTTGTAAGAATCGTATTTACGATAAGTCGCTAAAGGGATATGAAGGCAAGCCTCTTTGTTCTGAATGTGCCGCTATTGAATATAGTAAGGGAGGCGAAGTGGTGGTAGTTCCTGGAACGTGGCATGGTAAGTTCAAGAAAGAATGGCCTACTGAAGAAGAAAAGAAACATATTGGTAAAAACGGAATATTAAATTTATAGTCATGTGCAATAAAGAAATCGTGATATGCGCTGCCATCTGGGTGCAGGACGGCAAGAAGCGTCCCTATCAGCCCACCAATATACCATCCGGCACCGTGTTCTGTGGATTGAGACACCCCTCTATACTATCTCAACTTGCGGCATACGGTATAGCCCATAAAAACCGCAGTGTTCAAGGATTTTTGACAAGCAAGAATCGGTTTTTAACAAGAGAGGAGGCATCTGAACTTGTTAGAAACAATAATCAGGAAATGGTAGTAGATAGGAATGCCATTAGAGAACAATTGTATTCAGAAGATCTATATTAACTAAAAAATAAAACAATATGGGATTTATAATCAGAAAGTCAATATCTTATGATATGATGGACGGCAATCAATTAAAGTATGAATTTGACAACAGGGATTTAGATCATATCACATTTAAAGGTGATGGTAAAGAATCTTTTTCATTTAACAGAGTACTTGTTGAAAATTTAATTAAGACATTTGAGACTATGCAGGATATATACTCTGATAATTACGGAATTAAGGTTTATACCGGTAATTGCATAATTCAATTGAACGTAAATCCAAAGGACCCCAGTGAATCCTTTTTTGACGTATATGATAGAGATGAGATGAAATTGATATACGGAATAAAGATCAGTATTCTGAAAGAAATGTTTATCATATGATTACCAAGCAGGACATACAAGCAGCAGCATCGTATATTTTCCGAAGCAGTTTTGTCTCGGAGGACCAGGCAAGGAAAGCAATGGTAAAAGCCGGCAATAACGCTACCAAGATCCTCGTCAAGACCTTTAGAGGCAAGTTGTTCAAGAAAGCTTTTGAAAGAGCCCGTAGAGGAAAGGATATCAGTTCTTTTGAAAGACAGGAAAAAGAAAGTGGTTTCAATTTTCTACATAATCCTAATAATGGTCGTATGCAAAGCGGTCATATTATAATAGATGGAATTGGTCTGTTTAAACAAATAATTCATGAAAGGTAAAAAAGTTGATATTCGTTTAGGCAGAGGTCTGGCGAATCAGATTAAGATAAACAAAACCATCCCAGTGTCTCATAAACCAAAAGAAGAACGTCGAATGATGTTTGTTTGTGGTGATGATATTGCTTCTCTTATAAAGCGGTTTGAAAATGAATCAAAGTAATATAAAGTCGGACATGTGTCTTGTCCGACTTTTTTTATATATTTGTGGCATGGCAAGAGGTTATTATTGGATACCACAAACAGATGAAACGTTAAATGGCAGAAGCTATTACGTGGCTAAGATAGTAGGAGATATCACGTTTGATACTAAACGAAAAAGAATCGTATTTCAAGCTGATAGGTATTTCCCTGTAGGATCTGTTTTCCATTTTACGCACAATTGCTTCAATTATATCATAACTTGCCGACTTCGTAAGCCGGGGCTTTGGTTTGAAGCCAGGAGAGAGGATTCGGGCCCTATTTGCCCTGAAGATATTGAGCGCTTTGAATCGGGAAGGTTTATACACCGAGATGGGTACATGCATTACATATAAGCTGAACTTGACGATTTTTCGTCAGATTATATTTTTTTTCATATTATTTTTAAGCCATCAGACTGAGAAGTTAGATGGCTTTATTTTCTATGATATGCTTGATTTTTAACTACCTTTGTTTCATAACAAAAATGTTTTACTATGACATCAACGTGTATTATTAAAAGAGATAATAAAAAGAAAGTTGTTTCTGTCTCTACCAGATCAGGGGATAGGTCTATGTTGTTTGATAAAATAGCATCTATTCCTCTTATGGAGAATAGGGAACGGGCTACTACTGTTTTTAAAACCGTATTTTCTAATAAGTTCTTAAAGGCTTTTGGTGACTGGAGAAGGAATGTACCTGTTAATAAACAGGCTTATAATAAGGTAAAATCTAACATCGACCTTATCCCAGAAGCCTATAGAGAAAGGGTGCTGGATAAGGCGTCTAAGATGAGTAACCCTGTTCTTGTGTCAAAATCAGATGCACCTTATGAAATCCAAGAATCGGGCTTTGGATTCTACAGCCAAAATCTGGGTGATAATATTATGTTGGTGGATGCTATGGTTACGTCAAGCATTTCCGTACCGGAAGGACCTGGAATAGACGCCGGGCAGTATCTACAAGATGCTATATCTTCGGACTTTACTCCCGTATCTATGGTACAGGATAAGGGTGTTAATTATATGGTTATAAAAGACGGTCTTAAGATATTTAGCCCAGAAGAGTTACCACAGACAGATTCTAATCCTGTGGGTGTAACGTATCAGACCGGAGAGCCTCGTTTGTTTTTCATGAACGATCGTAGTCAATTATTTGAAGATTACGGAGAAGCTCTTCGCTCTGGAGGGAATGATATTAGAATAGGATTCTTATCCGGCACCGTTCAAGAATCTGCCGTGGATGGCGTGGCAGACATTACTTACAAAGCTGGAAAGTATGTTCTTAATAATCCCAAGTCTTTTATACCGGTCATGACCGCTTCTGCTTCTACTTCTTTATCAACAAAAGGTGGTATAATTAACTACCTTATAAAGAAAGGTCTTTTGTCCGGATCTAAGATATTCGATCCTGAAACAAGAAGCTATTATCTTGCAGGAGAAGGTCATACAGGACAAATTAGACTTTTCAATTCAGCCTTATCCTACACCGAGCTCCGTAATCATTTTGGTTCAGATGTTTCCATGAACGACCAGGGTATGATAACCATAAGCTCGTTGGATAATAGTAAGGTAACTATGAGGCTCGCCACCGGAGGAACGGAAAGGGTTAGCAAAGAGCAGATAAAGAACGATCTCAAGTCAGGAAGATACAATGAATTGGACGCCAAGTACGATCATTTTGATGCGCTTGTAGTTTCATTCATATTAGAAGACAACGATCTTTATGCTGATACTAAAGCTAAGATCGTATCAGATTATAGCAGGCAGGAACGTGATCAACGAAATTCTATTGTCGAGATACTGAAAACGCTTGGCGTTAGTGTCATAGGTATGACCGATTATATAGAGAAGTACCAAACCAAATACGGGCATGAACCTTCTGCTAAGGCATTGGCGGATATTGCCAATAACGTAATAGCAGTTGGTGAAGATGCTACTTTATCTGATTTAGTAGAAGAAACAGCCCACTTCCTTGTAGAGGCATACAGAGATCAGAATGCTGTTGAGGCTGTTCTGCAAGATGTAGAAGGCACAGAAGAGTGGAACCAGTATGCAGGTCAGTATTATAATACATACGGTAAAGTATATGAAGGAGCCGAGCTTGATAATGCTGTTAGGAGGGAAATTCTTGGAAAGATCCTCGCCAGGGAGATGCAGACCGGCACAGCGCAGGCGCCGGTAGAGCCCACCTCCTTCCTGGGGCGCGTCCGGCAGCTTCTCTCTGGAATAGTAAGCTGGCTTAAATCAGCTTTATCAACCCAAAGACAAGATTTGAATAACGTTATTAAAAACATTCGTGATCTTGCCATTACTGACATAGATAAAGGATTTGACACCTCTCTGTTAAAGGATAATGACTTTACATTATACTCCCTTTCTTCTATGAACAAGAACAAGTTTCTTGAGTCTAAGATCAGATCACTAAGAAAAACATTAAGAGACTTACGTCAGATAAGCTCTGATAGGGCTGTAACTACGTCTATGACCCTTGAGCAGCTTAAGACCATAGAAGATAAGATAAATAAAGTAGAGACCGAAATAGACAAGAATGAGATGGCGGCTGCCATGAACAGCATGATCTCCACAGCCGAAGCCCAGGTCAGATACTTAAGCAATGTGGTAAACACCATCCTTCATGGTGATACCAAAGACGGTAAGCTTCACTTCAATACCAATGATCGAAAGAACGTAGATATTATCAACAATCAGGTTCTTCCGATCATGAACGATCTTCGAGGATATATCCGTAACAGAAGTACCGAATTTGATGAACGTGAAAAGCAGGATTATACAAATAGGATCAATACCGTCATTGCCGACATTAATGGTATTCAATCTGATATTAAATCAGTACAAGACCTTGATGAAAGTACGTTGCTTGATAAGTTAATGAACGAACTTCATGTGCCGGCAGATAAGGTAAAGAGAGTAAAAGAATTTTTTGACAAAGTTCAACATGATGTCTCTTGGATAAGTAGGTGGTTCGGTATATTAGAGCATTCTTCCAGTCCGTTCAATAACGCTCTTGGAGCTATGATTGCCAAAGACAATTACAATGCGATGGTGAATGCCCAGCCCGCCATATCCGACTTCCTGGCATATGCTAAAAAGCATGGTTTTAACAAATCTGAATTTGAAAAACTGCTTCAGAAAGTAGACGGCAAAACTTCCAATTACCTTCGTAGTGCTCTTGATATGGCTAAATACGATCGTAATAAGAAGCTGGCGCAGATGCGAGCGTTTGCGACTGCCATGAACATAGAGATATCAGAAGAAGAAATTGGTGATGTGGTTGACAATAACCGTAATTACGTATTTAAAAGAGAAGTAGTTGACAAGGATGGAAATACGGTTACTGAAAACGCTAAATTTAAGCCATCGTCTGATAGGGTTAATACCGATATTTTTACCATCGAGCAGGAAAAGATCTATACGGAACAGATGGAAAAGTGGGATGCTGAAAATTCGGAACTGGAATTTAGCGAAAGTTATGCCACAAGAATGGAATCCATATACAAAAAGGCTGAAGAAGAATTAGGGCATCCGGTTTCTCAAACAACCAAAGAATACCTTAATGCTCTATCCAGGCAAAAACGGATATTGAGGCAGCCTTTTATTGATAGCGGTGGTAATTTTGATGAAGTTGCCTATTTTAAAAGCAGCAATTACGAAGAAGAAGGACTGCTTCGTAAACAACGTAAGGAAGCAGCTTCAGAATACATATATGTAGGAACCAGGAGAGTGGAAAAAACCGGCGACCAACTTAAGATGGCCAAAGAAATACAAGCTATAAATGAAGTTTGGAGAAAGGAATCAAATAATGTTACTAATGCCGTATCAGAATCGTTTTTGCAAAAATTGAGAACGATTCAGAACGAGTCGGGAGGAGAAGCTGCGCTGAAGACACTTATGTTGGGAGGTCACCTGTCATTTAATGATCGGTTTTGGAATGATGTAGAATCGGAACAGTCGGCACGTACCGAATCAAATAACAAGGCTTCGTATCTCAAAATGGCGCATGATATCATTAGTTCTACGATAAGTGATAGAGATGCGACTGACGTGGATTCTGTTGTAAAAGATATAGAAAAAAATAAGGCCATTATCAAGGAAATAATCGGAAACAATCGCGATGTGGCTGATATCGGAGAAATTAACGAAGCGACATTTACCTCATCCGAAAGAGATGCTTTTAGGGCCGCATCTGAAGCTATTGAAACCGATTACGCTATCTTAATAGATTATGCTAAGATGGTGGGTCTTGAAGATATTGATAAATACCTTACTAAAAGCAGTAAAGCTGAAAACGAAGTCAATCAGTCTTATTTAAATGCTCTTGCTGACTCCAAGGAAGTGGAATGGAAGTTCGTACAACGTCATACTACGGCGAAGAAAGCAAAAAGGATTCAGGCTTTAAGGGATAAGCTATTTAAGGCTGCTGATAACCGATATCTGTTTACCGTATCTGAAACCAACTACCTGTCAGAAAAGCTTGGTATAAGCAAGGAATTAGACGGTAGAGATTTTAGGAATGCTGTTAATGCTAAGATGGCCAGCTTGTTTTTAAATAATACAAGAGAAGAGGGCATAGAAGAGACCAATGCTATTGTTAATGAATTTGCCAGAAGCCAGGTTTTTTCGTACTATAAACGCATGGCGCCTACCGGATATGCAGCTATGATCGACAAAATCGGTCGAGGTGAGATAGATGTGGCGCAAATGGTTAAGGACGTACAAAACGGTACATCCACCCAAGATTATGGCATGGACATATCGTACTTGTCTTTCGACCCTGCAAGGGCATGGGTGGCTGAATCTGAAGCCGAAAATAGCGGCCGTAATCCTGATTTTGTAAAAGATCATGGGTATGGTCATCGAATGCCTAAGAAAAGCCTGTATCGTGATGAATCGTATTTCAATGACTTTGGTATCAAGTATGATGCTGACGGTAATGAAGTTGCTACTAAAAACGTAGAGCAGTGGAATATGATTCAAAAACTCAAGGAAATAAAAAGACAATCCCTTGATCTATACAAAGAGCAGAGTCCGAACCTGTATGCTATTCCACAGATATCCAAACAAGACATAGAACGTGTAGAAGGATTGGGTATTAACTTCAAAAATACGGTTCGTAATTTTGTATCAGATCTGTGCCTGGATAGAGTAGACGATTCTCTATACGGTAAAACCAGGCAAGGGGAAGTATATGATCCGGAAGACAGACTTAGATCTATACCTAAATACTACATATATGAATTGGAGAACCAAGATGATGTATCTCACGATTTTGGCTACTCTTATTCGATGCTTATGATGCAGTCATCGTTATACAACGAAAAGCAGAAGTCTATAGAGCTTGCCCAAGGACTGGAGCAGATGTTGCTGAACAAACAATTTGAAGGCGGTAAGAAGGCTGAAGCAACCCAAGCATATCAGATGTTCAGGGACTTCTTCAACGATCATTATTATGGCATTAGGATGAACACCAAGAAACTGACGGTAAACATCGGTGGGTACACAGTAGACCTTACCAGGATAATGATGGCCGTTGAAAGATTTATGTCGGTCATGAACCTGGCGCTGTCCCCGTTTGTGGCAGCTACTGGCGCCTTAACAGGTCATATTAACCTCATCATGGAATCTGCCGTAGGACAGTATATAAGCAAAGATTCCCTTAAATACGCATCGGCTGAGTTTTCACGTCTTGCGCCATCTTGTATAGCAGAAACCGGAGACATAGATAGGAAAAGCAAATTATATGTCATAGGTGAGAGAATGGGGATTTTCAACATACGAAACAGAATGTATGGTGCCGGATACAATAGAGCGGCCAGGACCTTAATGCGTTCACCTATGTATGCTTTTATGGAAATCCTGAACTACCCTCTTGATCCGCAGGTTATGATTGCTACTATGGACAATGTTCGTTATTACAAAGGTCGGTTCTACACGTTCCAAGATTTCAAGATGGAAAAAGAACGCAATAAAGAACAGAGTACCATAAAAAGAGAATGGAATGCATTAAAAGATCGTACTTTATGGAGTATGGTAGATGTCGTGGATGGGAAGGTGGTTGTAAAGCCCGGATCGGGTGTTACTGTTGAGGAAGTTGAAACCCAGATGGCTATAACCAGAAATCAAGTTCGTAGCTTGTCGCAGATATGTAGCGGATCTTTGAATGAAGAAAACCGAACTGCCGCATCGCGCAACTGGATAGCCAGGTTCATGACCGCCCACCGAGGATGGTTGGTGCTGGCGGCTCAACGTCTGTGGAAAAGACGTGGCTTCAATTTCCAGACAATGCAAGAAGAGGAAGGACTGTCAATTACGTTAAAGAATATGATAGCCAAAACATTTAGCTTAGCTTCCGAGTCTGGTATGAAAAACATCATAGATGCCTGGAACGAAAATAAAGACAATATGAATGAGGTAGAGAAAACCAATATAAAACGTCTCAGTGTCTATGCCGGCACGTTCCTTATCATGCAAGCCGTATCCATGCTTCTTGCCGGATGGCGTGATGATGATGAAAACGAAGAAAGTTGGCTTACTCAATTTGGATCCTATGTCGGATTCAGAACCATAAACGAAATAGCTTCACAGATGCCGTTTATTATGGAGCTTAACGTTGTAGATATCATTAACGACCCGTTTGTCATGGGGCGGAAGTTGAAGGATCTTACTGATCTTAGGAATTACTCACTTGATAAAGTAACATCCGGCACATACAAAGGAGAGTCTAAGTTATTTAGGCAACTTGCCAAACAGACGTTTATCAAACAATGGTATAATATCAAGACGCCGGAAGACGTAGCGCGCGCCTATAATTGGTGGCAGCAGACAAACAACAAGTCAATGATGTTCTTCATCGGCGCTACTCCTGATTCGGAAGGAGACGATGACGTTAGTTACAAATAGACGAAGAATATCGGACTTGCATTGTTTTTGTATGATTCCAATATGTTATATTAGCATCGTCAAAGAGTAGATTGTACGTTTTTTGTTCTTACTTGAAAGATTATGTAGGTTTAATTTTTTCTTAAATTGTTTTCTTACCGGTTCTCAGTCAGAGATGATAGAGAACCGGTTTCTTTTATGTTGTCAATTATTGCTATCTTGCAAACAAAAATCATGAGACGAAGATTTCAAATAGGGATGGGGGGGGGTAATCGTAGAAGGAAAGAAAGTAGGCACCATTCCACAGGGCGGGCAATTTATCTTTCTGTCTAAAAAAGAACGGCTGGATTCCATAAGTGTCCAAGGCGGTGTTCCAATGGAAGATAGGCAAGAGATCGATAGTCAGGTTGATACGACAGAGGAATTGCTTGAACAGGATTCGGTGGTTCTTGCTATTGCTTTAACAACCTCTCCTTATTATGGATTTAGAGTAAGTGTGATAGCACCTGATGAGTTTACGCTAAGAACAACCAATAGGATTAATAGAACCTTTTTAATAACAAGCTTTACTCCACCTGCTGCTATATACGGTGTAAACTTTAGTGATCCTATTGTCCTTAATTATGATAGTTACCAATATGAGATGTCAGATCTTGTAATTGATGGACCTCATGATAGAATAGTTAGGGCAGATCCTAATTTTACTTGGGCTATAAGATGTACAGATGCCGACTTTACACCTTTGCCATATCCAGAATCATGGTCTGGCCAAGGTTTAAATTCTATGTTCTTATCAGAAATGAAACGTCTTACTCCTGGTGATCATCATGTATCATATACAGCTTATATTAATTTGGACTTGATAGATGATGGCGGAAGTAAAGTTCATACTGAATATCTGATATTAGAAAAAACACTTAATTTTACGATATGACAACAATCCCCAACCGTACGCCTATTGTATGGTTGGGGATTGTTGTAGTTACCATCTTTTCTTGTATAAGCAGAACATGAAATAAGTTTCTAAGCATTAACTTCATGACCTCCCCTATCCGTGAAAACTAAACCAATACCTTCTATAATATGTCCTACTACAGGAGCTTTGTCAAATTCCTCCTTCGTAGCCCAAGTAGCATTATCAGGCATCAGATCCTTGAATGCGTCCGAAACATCACCTTGACACCAGCAGTTATTTGATGTAACAATGCCTTCCCCTTCGATATTGATATACATTTTTCTTCCACCACATCCAAGGCTGTTCCATCCGCTCGGTACGTTTTCCGCCATAGGCTTAAGCACCCAGCTTTCACCGTCTATCCTAACCCATCCAGGATCGTCTTTGTGCTTGTCGTACAAGTTTTGCCAAAAAGAGCATTCGTAGCACCATCCCCTGTCTTCCATGACAGTTCTTATCTCACTCCTTTCAAATCCATCTGCATCCATCGTGTGCAGAGAATGAGGCTGGTGAGGGGTGCCACATTTTGGACATACGAGTTTTAAATTATTTTCCATATTATTTTACTTTCACGATCTTAATAGAATCTCCGATATTGTATTCCCCTTGGTGTCCAACGAATTTTATGATTCTATTATGTTTAAATATTGAAATTCTTTCGTCTTCAGCATAATACATCACACGTCCACCCTGTAAAGGACGTAGATCATATATAACCCATCCGTCATTAACCTGATGATTATTTGAACATGATGATAATACTAATGTCATCAATAAAATAAAATACTTCATATTATTTTCAACATAAAAATTTGTAACCTGGTTTTACTGCCTCTGCTTCTTCTCTCGTATCAAACATTAAGGTAGTGACAGCTCCTATTCCTTCACAAACGTAAGACACTTCCACCCACCACCTAAAAATCCCAGAGCCGTAATCATCATAGTACGGCTCGGAAAGAACTTCTTCTACATACCTATCCAAATAATTCACGATCGCTCCTCCTTGTTTTTAGATTCTGCCTCTTCGAGTATGCTAATTACCTTATCAACAATATCCGAATCAGACATTTTCTCAATAAAAACATCCATTGCCTTAGTTATGTCATTGGCTTCTTTTTTTTCAAGAGCTATTTCTCCACCGGTAATAGCATCAGATAATGATGTAGATAAGTGTCTTATCTTATCAATGCTCATAAACGTAAATGGATTACCACCCCAGCCACCACCCATTTCTTTCATGATCTGATATCCACCTGAAATAAGTCTGCCTGATGTCATGGCCAAGGAGGATACGATTAGGGACAGTACCGCCGCTTCCGTCCACTCCTCGGACACACCCTTCGACCGCACGGCTGCCCTTATAGCGCCGGCCAGGTCGTCTATGTATGGCATGAGGCAATCTTCCATCGCTTGTGTTATATCAGCTATAACCTCACTACGCTCTTTATTTATGTAGTAGATAGAAGCATTGTACCTCTTTATCTCTTTGTCCATATCATTTAAAAGACGCTTGATATTGTGCTTATACATAGGACTGGTTTTAATTACTTCCTTTAGCTTAAGAATGTAATTATAAGCCTGGTCGTTTACGAACAACGTCATGGTTTCAACCGTTGAATGAAGCGTGTTGAGACTGTTAAGAATCTTATCGAAATTGTTTATCAAATAAGCTTTTCTGGCTTTTGCCGCGTAGTTAATCATCGCATTTAAATTTTAGATTTTCAAGTTCATTCAATTGTTTCTTAGTAGACTCGATCAGGTACGTTCTCCGTTTCTCTGCATGTTTTAAAGCTTCTTCTTTGCTCTCAAAAGCATCCCTTCCTATTTCATAAGGAGTGATCCTGTCAGGAATGTCGGCTAACAAAAGACCACCATACTCTTCTATTTTAGCTTTTACTTTTCTTATTACACCGTCTCTCATGCACGCATCTGTAATCCATATAAACCTATCACATTCTTCTAATTCCCTTTCGTGCAATTCATACCATTCTGGTTTAGGAAATCTTAATGTGAATCTAATTTCGGTATCTTTCTCTAAGACATTAATATCATACGCCTCCGGCCACAGTTCTTTTATGCTGTCTTCATCTTCAGCATACGCCACCAATACAAATGAATTACTGGATTCTGCACTACACCAATATGGATATTTTATAGGCCATTTGACTGGACGGTAGTCGTTACCGCAGTCGGATTTTTTAATGTAAAATCTTGCTCTAATCATGATTCTTTTATTCTTTTTAGGAAAATTTAATTGCGTTTGTTTAATAGCGAACTTATCTATTTCTGACGCATAATATACTTCAGGCGTGATCCCTATTTCTTTTAACGCTATTTGACCACATGACATTCCGTCAAATAAACTTAACACTCTCATGACATTATACACATTTTTCAATTTTAATTGATTTTGATGATAGATACATATTCCATGTTCCTCTGCCTTTGTCACCTTTTTCGTTTTGTTTTTGGATTGTCAAGTACAGATCTCCGTCTTCACATACTTCAACTTTTTTCAAGAAGCCTATCATTTCATCTCCTGTTTCGTGTAAAATACGGATCTTATCTCCTTCTTTTAACCCATAATTGGAATCAAAATATTCTTTTTTGATTCTATCAATATTGTCTTTATGTTTTTTTATAGCATAAAGCTCTTTTCTTAATAAATAATTTAGTTGTTCTATTGTCATTTCTTTTCCTCCTTATTTAATGGTATCAACCCTTTTCCATGCTTGTCATACCACAGCATAGCTATGCAGTTCCATGCACATTGTGCAAGATGAAAACATCCTGTATCGGAATCCACTCTTTCTCCTTTCATGTATTCCATCAGGTGTCGAAACATTGCAGCTCGATACCGCTCAAATCCGTTGTCAAGATTCTGCCAATTATTAGACCCATATTTTTTGGCTCCGGCATGATAGACTTTTACAATGTCCTCAATTTCTTCCATCGGAAGCAAATCCCATCGTAGTTTGTCGTCAATGATGTCATTTTTCACTGATTTTATTGAAGTACTTTTTTCTGGATCTCCTACACGAATAAGTTCCATAATGTCTGTTTCTATAATAATTGCGTCTCCATTGTAATAAACTTCAGCAAACTTGTCATTTTCTTTTATGTTTGTTGCTGAAGTCACTAAAGATCCTTTGTATATTATAGTGTTTTTATCTATCTTATCATCTTTCAGTGTTTGAAAAATAGATCCTTTTGGATAAAGGATGTTTTTAGTATTATTGTCCATTTTTTCCATCGTTTTATCGTTGTTTTAATCAATTAGTATAATGATATAGTCCATTATTTTTCTTCTTCGCCTATAAAGCGATCAAATTCTTCTCCGCTCATAACAATGCGGTTAATGATAATTATGCCGCTATTGCTATAATCATCATCTTTAACTCCCATATCATCAAGCTCCTTCTTTAATTCTTCAAATGTGGAACCTGTCTTGCTTTTAAAAAATAAAGTAGCATGTACAACCTTTCCGTTGTTTAGTTTTACTCTCACGGTATAGACATATCCTTTTTCCTCTTCATCCTTTTTGTTGACACCATCAAGGATGCTATTTATCATGTTCTTATCCTCACGTGATAGGTTAGATATGGCTATTCTGCCCTTCAACCTAAATATTTCGTTTTCGTTCATGACTTTCTGTTTTATTGTTTTCAAAATATTGTCTTACGGCTTCTATGGCTTTATCGTCATCAAAAGCTTCTTCAAACTCCGTGTAGAACCTATCTCGCTCCATGCAGAATGTGTTTTTCCCTTCCGGTATAGGACGGAACACAACCACCCTCTCTTTAGCGTGATCGGTTCCTATTATGTTATTATCTAAGATAATAGAATACCTTCTTGAACTTTTGTTGATAACAACATCATGTTGAAGACCATACAATTTAAATATTTCCCTTAATTCACTTGTTTCCATTTATATTATTCCTTCCAAATTTACTTTAATAGAACCATTTATAGTTTTAATGCTCCCATCTATGGTTGAAATCACATCATCTAAATCGTTTATAATGCCTTCCATGTCATCAACCACCTCTTCCATATTAGCTACAGCCTGATCTGATTCCCAATATTTTTCTGAGTCTTGTAACGATTCCGGTATATTATCTCTCGCCTCAGTCTCTTCGTCTAAAATCATATCAACATCATCTTTGGCTGAATTTATGTTATACTTCAACTCCGATAACTTTGATTTGATGTATTCAAAATCTGTTTTATACTTATCTACGTTTTTAATAACACCCAATATTTTTTTTCTTCTCTTGTTGTTCATGCTTTTATTCTATTATAATATTCGATAATCTTTTCTTTTCTATCTCCTGGTTTTACTGCCATATTCTCAGCCAAGAACCTAAAATACGACACCGGTATGTCCTTGAATCTAATTCCTTCATATTTTCCAAACCACATTATTATACTGTCAAGATCGTCTTCTCTCCTACCATCTCCATTCACAGATTTAAGCGAGGCTGCCCGGCGAAGGATTTCGTCTTTGGTAATAATATCACCCATCCTTATATTGGACAGAAGTTGATCGCCGGCAAACATACACCAGCCCTTAGAAGGGAATTGCTCGATTGTCAGGTCTTCTATCCGACCAAAGCGTCTCATGTTGTCGCAGCAATCAACTATCAGTGCCTCTTTCTTGTCAGGATGGATGCGAACGGCACGGCCTACAATCTGGTAAAATACTGAATATGAGAATGTTGGACGCCCAAACATCACACAGTCAAGTTCAGGAAAGTCAAATCCGGTAGCAAGCGTTGAATAATTAAAAACCACCTTCAACTTGCCTTCTTTGAAATCGGATATGATTTGTTCTCTTTTCTTTTTGGTTGTTAGCGATGTTACGACACCGGTTATGGCTCCCATCTTGGCATTCATGAACTCTGATATTCTATTACATGATTCAATAGAATCCATGCAAACCAAAATGGCTTTACGTTCGTTCATAAGTTGAAGAAGGCGCTTGTAGATAGAGTTGTTTAAGCCATTTCGTACAATACTTTCTTTAATAGATTCGTTGGTGTATTCAGCTCCGGTGCTGTTCAACATCAGAGCCGATTCATCAAAAGACCATCGTTCGTACTTAAGTGGACACCAAAACCCTTGAGAAGTTAATTCTTGTATTTGAGTCACATGAACTATTTTCTTGAAGAAATTATGCTCGTCTTTCGTCAGCATATTGAGCTTGCTGTAGTTTCCTTCCAGCATGGAACTGTAGGTTCGGAGGCGGCAGGGAGTGGCGGTGAAGCCCAGCACCTTCGCCTCTGGGAACCTGTTCATAAACTCCATAAATTCAGAACCTTCTTCAGGAGAATACCCGCTATGCGCCTCATCTATCAATAATGTGTCTATCCCTATATCTTTCAACCTTGCTACGTCTTTCTTTATGCTTTTAAGTGTAGCATAAGTCATAGCCGATAACTCTTTTTTTTTACATGAAGCAGAATATATGGTAGGTTTAGAACCGAATGATACAGCCTTCGCATAATTCTGCTCCAGAATCTCTTTAGATGGCTGTAATACAAGGATAGGTCTTTTTAATTCATGAGCTATCTTGCTAATTATCAAAGACTTCCCCGCTGCACACGGCAAGACTTCTATGCCAGGCTTCTTAGATCTTCCTGTAAGGAACTTAAGCCCGGCATCTACTGCCTCTTTTTGGTAAGGTCTAAGTTCAAAGCCCATCGCAATCTATTTTACTGTTTTTTGAAAGTTCTATTATCGCCTCTTTCAACATCTCCCTTGCTTTATCTTCGTTATCTTCAAGCAAGCATACACTGCACGATATGCCCATACGATCCCCATAAGCCTCGGCATTACCTAATGTGAATGCGCAGCAGTAATCATAATCCATGTTTTTTGCTACGGCAATAAACTGATTATCTTCTATCAGTACAGCATATTCAGCATCAGTTTCACACATGATAATGGCTTTATCTTTTTTTATAGACAACACCTTGTTTCTGAAAAGTCCGTTATAAATCCATAGTTCTTTTCCTGTATTTTTATAAAGCACGGCCATATCTTCCTTGATTGTGACTTCTTTTTTCATGACTTACTTGTGTTTAACATCAGTAATTAAAATGTATTTTTTTTAACAATATCTTCAAGACTCACAGAAGAACGTATATATGGTTTTTCTTCGTACTCATATAGAACGTACCCTTCTTTTATGTCTAATATCTTAATCACATGCTTGCCTCTTTCAAATGGATCCTCAAAGTAGTTCTTATGTTCGTATCTTTGACCTACTTTGATTTTGTCAGTTTTCTTCTTCATCTTATAACGATCTACTGCTCTACCTGTTTTTATGAAAGCTGTCGTGAGCAAGTATAATAAAACTAAATACAAAAGGATCGCTACTCCACATATTAGATCTTCTTTCATTGGACTCCCTTTAAGTAGTTAAACCATATATCCTCCAGCTTCTCCTGAAGTTCAAATGCTTTCTTGAAATTCCCACATCTTACAGCAACGTCTCTCATGTATTCTACGTTTATAACTTCCGGATCTTGCCGGTATTTTGTTCTTAACTTTTGAACGTCCTTGTATTTCATCGTTTTATCTTTTTAGACGGATCCCAATCCGAAGAGAAAGGGCATTCGTTTTTGTTATGTAATCCAAAGTCACAATAATAACACAGTGCTGACGGGCAGGGTAGCTTGTTTTGCGAAACAGGCTGGCTTAGGGTGGCACGCCGCTTGCTATACCTGGCTCCTTCTGCTCCCTGGATGTATGCCTGAAATGTTTTTACACTATTATCTTCAAAATCATACATTTTAGATAAAGTGTCATTTAGCATTTCTATAGATTTTGTTTTACGCTCTTCATTTACCTTAACCTTTTGGTACTGCCTGGTTCTGGTAAAGAAATAGATGTTCATATCTGGCAGAACTCCACCATATTTTCTATAGATGTAAAATGAATATATAGGATGCTGTAAATTCGTTTCCAATTTCTTAGAATCAAAAACCTTATTTCCTGATTTCCAATCTATGACATAATGGTGAACTACGTTCTTGCTTTTTATAGCCAGATGAAGATCCACCGATCCTACTATGTACACATGAGTATGAACGTCACCATTTATATCAACAGGCTTAGGAAGACGGTATGGTAGCACAAAATCTTCTTCGACTCCAACTATAGCACCGTGTCTGATAAGTTTCTCGCAGGGATTAAGATCACTATCAGCTATCATAAACTTATTCCCGTCTTTTTTAAACAGATCCACAATCCAAGCAAGAAGCTCCCCAGATTGTTTCATGGCTATCATCATATTTTCCGGTGATTGCCAAGGTATGTCTTCTTGGTAAGCATAGTAACTTATTGCTTCTCCAAGGTCTTTACCAGAAGGCTGTCTTCCGTTCTTAAAGAAGTATTCCAGTGTCTTATGGATAACCGTACCATAAGATGTAGCTTCTTGTTTTTCTGTAGACCTTTTGCCCTCTACGTAAGTTTTATACCATTTCATTGGACAGGTAAGAAACGTATCTATCTGGGAATAAGATATGGCAAGACGTTTCACACCATTAAACTCCTTATATAGCAAATGCGTTTCCGGGACCATCATAAGTCATTGTCTTTAAATCCTTCTGGGTAATATACGACATACTTCTTACCGTCTTCTGGTGTCATGGCAAACTGCATGTAGTTATTACGATTACGATGCTTGCCATCCAATCCTCGTTTCCAATACAGGATACCGTCTATATCCACATAAGATCGGCCGCGGTCGGCTCTAACCACGTCCGTGTGTAGCAGATACCCTTCGGAAGACACAATCCACACTTTATCCCCTTTGCTTAAATAAGACATTCTTTTTCTTACAACAACCCTTTTCTTATTATCCAATACAAATTCCTCGTCAGTCATACTCTTCATCCTCCTCTTCTTCTGTTTCAAAATCAATTCCATAATACTGATCATAATGCTTGGTCAGTTCTTCTGGTTCTAAATCTTGTCCAAAATCCATGTTAAAAATATCGTAATTAGTAAAGCACTGTTCCTGCCGGCAGGAAATCTATGAATGCTGCTTTTATTTCTTCAATTAGACCCAAGTGTAACCTTGGGCCATTGTATTTATTTTTTGTCATCTCCTTTTAGCTTCTTTAAAATATCTGCAATCGGAAGCTGATCAATGACTCCCAATGCCGGAGCGACGGTCTTAACAACATTGTTAAGGAAATTACCGGTACTGTTCTGACCGCCGTCAAATACCATGATATTTCCGAGGTTAATGTGCTCGAACGCCTTAACCTGTTCTCCAGCAATTTCTTTCCACTGATTAACCATCTTGTACTGGATGGCTATCTGAGGATTGGATTCTGCTGCTTCCACCATAGCCTTAAATCCGTCGGCTTCTGCCATCAACGACTTTTTCTTACCTTCGGCTTCTGCCTCCAGCTTCATCTGAATAGCTTTTGCTTCCGCTTCTGCTTTTGCCAAATGTGCTGCTGCTTCGGCATCAGCCCGACGTTTGATTTTCTCAGCTTCAGCATCAGCTTGCAACATAGCCTCCTGCTTCTGAATTTCAGCCGGCACAATCTTTTCAGTTTTAAGCGCAGCTTGAACCTTCTTAGCTTTAGCTTCTTCCACTTCTTTATCAGCAAGCTCTTTTGCCGTTTTCACAGCCGCTTCCGATTTAACTCTCTCTTCTCCGGCTTTCTTTTCTGATTGAGCTTTGATAACCTGTAGCTCTGATTCTGATACAGCAACCTCTTTCTGGGCATTGTTATAACCCACAGATGCGTTTTTCTCAGCTTCAGCTTTCTTGATCTGAGCTTCGGAATCTTGGATTGCTATAGCTGCCTGTTTATCAGCTTCAGCTTTATTCTTCCCGACTTCTTCCATTCTTTCGGCTTCAGCTTTGTTTACTTCAAGTTCTGCCTTAGATTTTGCGATCGCTGATTCCTTATCAGCCAAAGTCTTTGCAATAACCGCAGCCCTATCTCTATCGGCTTGAGCTACACCGATCTGTTTTTCTTTATCGGTTAAAGCCAAAGCTACTTCTTTTTCTTTCTTTGTTTCAGCTACTACCGTTTCCTTTTCTTTTTCAGTATAGGCAATTTGAATCTCTTGCTCTTTTTGGGTATTAGCTACAGCCGTTTCTTTTTCCTTTTGCTGTACAGCAATCTTAATAGCACCCAGCTTTTCCTGTTCTTCGATATTAGCCTGTGCTTCGTTCAGGGCCTTACTTTTAGCTTCTTTGCCAAGATTCATGATATAGCCGGCTTCGTCTCTGATGTCACTGATGTTGATATTTAGGAGGTAAAGACCTAACTTATTAAGTTCGTTATCAATGTTTTTTCTTGCCTTATCCAAAAACTCATCCCTGTCAGAATTAAGTTTTTCAATCGTCATTCCAGCAATGATCAAACGCATTTGGCCATAAACAATATCCGTAATAAGATTTTCAGTAGATTCAGTATCCATCTCCAAAAGCCTTTCTGCTGCATTCTGCATAATTTCAGGATTTGTGCTGATTGCTACTGTAATAGTAGTAGGTACATCCACTCTGATATTTTGAGACGACAAAGCACCGGTGAGCCTACAATCTATTTGCATAGGCTCCATAGACAAAATATCATAGCTTTGAATAATAGGCAAGACAAATGCCGCTCCACCATGATATAATTTCGCCGATTTCTTTTCCCCACCTGTCTTACCGTAAACGACCAAGACCTGATTAGGTTTACATCTACGATACCCTGATAAGACTCCGATGATTGCCAAAATAATCACTACGGCTAAGATAGCTGACACGTGCATGATTGTTGTCATAACTTTTAAAATTTAATTGTTGATAAAAAAATTAGATACTTAATTCTCCTTCTTCATATTTTATATTCACCTTGTCACCGTTTTTGTAGGTTTTTCCAGACAAGCATTTTACTCTCATTTGCTCTTGTCTTCCATTTTTCGAAATATTTACCATATAATGATTCTTCCCTGATCTAAACACTATCTCCACCTCTCTGCCATTTAAATCTTCCGGACATTCGTACACCATTTCTTGCTCTAACTTAAAAAGTAACTTATATACGTAAAACAAAACGATAAAGAAAAGCGACCCTATCACAACCCCTACTAAATGGGAACCCGAAAAGTAGGTAGTCCAGCTATATCCAAGAATAAAATGTGTTATGCCCCTGAATGATATAATGTCCGACAAAGACATACTTAAATCAGAAGCACTGTCAATGTCAATATCCGTATCCAGATCAGATCCTAATATCGACAACAAAAACTGTATAACAAAAGCAAATGACGCTATTAAAGCCATGCATAAAATTATATCATCTCCCATATCCTTCTGTTATTATTTTGTAAACAAGATCAGTCATATCTTTGATGGATTCTGTATCATAATCAATAATAACGATATTGAATTTTTGTTCCACTATCGCATCAAGCTCAATTCGATCAATAGAATCTAATCCAAGTTCTTTAAACGACACATCTTCTTCATGAACTATATCCATTTCCGAATTAAGAAACTGAGTAATAATTATATCCTCTATTATCTTTCTAATTCTTACTTTTTCCATTGCTTTCTAATTTTGTTAAATAAATATGTTTTTATGTTTTTCAATCGTTCTTTGTCTGTTTCCGCACTTCCGGTAAACAAATAATCCGGATTGCCTTTATCCGGCGGCGTAGGCAATTTAGATACGGCAAACAACCAATCCATTTCCTTATTCTTCTTAGGCTCCAAATAAGGCTCGGTAGCGATCTTAAATTTTTCAGCTATTAAGTCAAAGAGCTTTGAGTTTTTAAGGTTCATATGGACTGAAAAAGCCTGAGAAGGCGGTTTCCATATGAAGTTACATAAGCTCATTGTGTAATCTCCTGACTCTGCTATATAAGATTCCGTTACTTGAAGTATGACCTCTTTCTTAAATGAAGTATTACCCATAAACCAACACAATCTGGATTCCGCTTCTTTTCTGCTGACACCTATGTCTTTTGAATATGATTCGTACATTCCTATCATAATCTTCAACGTTTCCAGAACCTCGTCTGTCATTTCCGGTGTCTCTATATAATTCACAAAAGACGTTCCTTTGTTGGTCAATCTCATCACGCCTGATTTTAATTTCTCAACCAGGCCAAGCTCTATATATCTACCAGCATCTTCTTCCTGCATGGCTTCGATCATAACCGAATCCTTCTGTCTTATGGCAAGAAGATTAGCGAGATCATTAGGAGTCATGTCTGATGCTGTAAGTTGTCTGAAATTGATGTACATTCCTAATCAGCTTTAATGAAAATAACATCTCTATTATCCTCCCTCTCCGCGTGACTACACGGACCTGCAATCACATGCACTGCCCCGCATGTAAAGTAATTAAATATACATCCTTCACATCCTGCATTTGGCGCCGTAGGTTCCACACATTTTAATCTCACAAGTCCGGCATCAAACACTTCTCCTACTTTAAATTCCTTCTTTTCCATATTTCCTCCTTGTTTTTAACCGTTGTACCCTTCTTTGATAATCGAATTTCTACCGGTAGACACCGACTGACGGAGATCATCATGTACAGAATCTACCGTAGAATACTTGTTTCTGGTTGTAAAAATAACTTCCAGCATCTCCTTGTAATCACCTAAAGCCACTTCGTATCTTGGATCCACTTTGGCTTTTCTTTCAGCCTCGGCATTACTTTTAGCCAGCTCTCGGTCGAGAAGGTCTTCTTTGATCCGGTCAGCAATCATATCAAGTTCTTTTTTAATAACTTCTCCTGCTGCCCGAAGTTGACCTTCTACGTCACCAAGCTGGTCTTGGACGGTACCTATTTCTTTCTTTAGACGATCGTATTCGTTAATCATACCCATATCACCTGCATAGCCGGAAAAGTCCTTGATTATTCTGGTTCCTTCTTTAAGGAGCTCAATGACTCGTCTTTTGCGTTCTCTGCTTATTAAAGACGGAAGACGATAATTCATATCCGCTACTGCTTTATCATGTATGGAGTTGATTAAAAACATCTCTCTTTCATCCCCTGCGAACTCAGTAAGAACCAAAAGGAACTTACTTATCAGGTATTCGTTTTCTTCTACGGTAAGTCTCATACGTTTCTTTTTTTAATATACTGACTGTTCTTCCTTTACCTCTTGTTCTTGATCTTGATTGTTCGTAACGTCTTCCACAGTATAGAGCTTGGGCGGCGTCGGCGGCTGGTTGGGGTTCACGAACTTCGTCCCTCCCTCCCCGTACATCCATCCATGCCCCGGCAGGATCTCTGGGTGGATTGTATTAGTAAGCTCTTCCATACTAACTTGCCTTACCTTCAGTATATGATGAAACACCAGTCCGGCTGTCCTGAATGATGTTTTGTTTTCAGTTTTAAACCGGTCAAGAGTCTGATACCAGTCTTTCCCAAATATCATATACTTGTCCAGCCCGTATCTGCGAGGATTATGCAAACCTATCATTAACGTACATAGTTGCCCCAGCGTATCAGACTGATAAAAGTCAGAAAGACGGGGAGGCTGCTCTTGAGGGCTTTTTATCCTTCCTTCTATATCTCTGTTGAATTGGGATATGATGAGGAAAAATATGTTTTTATATACTAATTTAGCCTCGTTCATAACCGCCACCAAATCATCTATAGCCGACTTAGGATCCAATCCTATTCTTTTTATCAAAGCAATATGATCGACTTTAAATATTATAAGACGTTTGTCTTTATGCTTAGTAGCTATATGATATACAGCCGCCTCAAACTCTTTTACCGTACACGGAGCGTCGATGTATATTATATTATTTCTGATTTCACCTTGAAGGATTTCAAACATCCTCATCTCTTCTACTGTATTAGAATCTTGCCTTCTTAATATTTCAGGAGCCCGTTTTTTCATATCCTGACTCATTCTGCGAAGAAGAAGATCTTGAGGATTCATTTCGAACTCGCAATTGACAAGAAAATAATCTTCTGCTTGTGGGTTGATCATCGGATTCATCACATTTTCCAATATCTTTTGGGCCACATACGATTTACCCACAGATGGCCGAGCCCCTATGGCAATAGCATGCTGAGGGAAAATACCTCCAAGCAAAGCCTCATCAATATAATCGTATCCGGTTTTAGCGGGGATAAGCTCTCCCCGCCTGTATTTTAAGATATTCTCATACGCCTCTTCCATAACCTGTTTGGAGGTTTTGAATATCCTTCTTATATCTATCCTATTTGCTATCTCCTCGTGCATTTTTGTCACCTTTTGTATCCGATTTGGATCCCCTATTAGCTTTTACTGATTTATATCTAAGACCGTTCTTGGTATGAGAACAATCCTTGCCTTTCCTCCAGCCCTTACCCTTCTTCTTGTCCGTTTCGTAGTTTTTACGACCAAGCTCTCGGCGTTTGGCTTTCTGTTCCGGTCTGGCATTTATCTCCTTGTCCTTTTTAGCCTTTTTCTTCCTGGCTTCGGGATGAGTCCTGTAGTACTCTGTTGATCTGCCCATGTGCTTATATTTTTTTTGATTAATAATAGCACAAAGGTAGGCAATTCGCGCCCTATTTCAACCTGCCGTAGCTCATATCAGGATCACACCAGACATATCCGTCTTTCTCATCATGAAGATACTCAGGACATCCTCTACATGCGCTACTGCCTGACACTATTTGATTGTTTTTATTAGGGCACTTATCTCCAGGCTTATGCCGTTCTATTCTCGAACCTGATCGCTCTTTGTTTACATGACAGAACTGAAAGACTTTTCCCATCGTCTTCTCGCCGAACATACCTATATGTGTGTATTCTTCCGGTATAGAGAGAAATTCAGATAAATCTTTATACATCCTTTTCCGTTCCTCCGGCGTAGACCATAGTCTGTCAAGTTCGGCATGGACTCTTATCTTAAGAGACCTCAGTGATGGCCCCGCAAGCCGGCCTTTAGCTTTTCCCTTATTCGGCCCTGATTCATGAACACCGACATAAGCATTGCATGGTTTACACATCATAACCATCCCTAAGCCTTTTCTGCTATATATTTTATCGGCATTTACCAGCTCGGTTTCTCTTCCGCAATAAGGACAAATTTCGCCTCTTAAAACCCGTTGTTGGCGCTCATTAAGTTCCATACCCTATTCTTTTGTTTTTCTTTAAACTTTTCATACAAACTGCTTTCAGTTTCCATTTCTGAGATCTCTACCTCTACGTCCTCTCTTTTGAAAATTACTTTCTTGGCTGTCGGATACGCACATTTAGAGATACGAATAGCATTACGAATAGCGTAAACAAAATACGTTTCTGGTGACGATTCGATCACCACTACCTCGTTTAAAGTGTTTTTATAATTTTCCATGTTGTTATCTACTTGCTTCAATTATATAACCCGGATGATCTTCACACGCCTCTTTATATTCGATAAGAAACTTAAGAAATGAATCATAAGGCCCCCATCCGTTTTCCGGCTCGTATTTCAAAAGACTTTTTCTCTTGGAGATCATAATACATATACCTTTTGTAAGTACATTCTTCATCTCATTGGTATATATTTCTCTATACAATTCTTCTGGTCTCCAAACATAATCGTACAGCGTTTCTTTATTTTCTGATACGAATATTCTTTGTGCCATCTTGTTCATGTTGTGGGTGATGTTTGCAACCCATTCACGATCCTCTTCTTTCTTCTTACTTTTAATATAAACGTCCAGGCTCATACTGTTTTTCTTTTACCTTGTTACTAATTATCAAATCTGCCACATCATCTCCGTCTCCTACATTTTCAACATTTTGAAGATAGTCTGATACTTTTATCCTTGACTTCATCATCATCCCATCTATCTTTTTACTCCATGTCTCAAATGCTTGTCCTTTGTCCGGAAAAGCTACAGTCTTTCTATCTTTTAAAACATCTATCACTTCCGGCCTTAGGTTCTGCAACCCACCGGTAGCTACAAATAACTCATCCGGTTTATTCACGGCACATATAATAGCCGTCTTTTCTGATTCCACCAAATTAACCACCTTATCCGGATACTGGCTTAGAAGATGCTCTCCGAACAGGCATTGTCTAAACAAGAAGTCCCTTGCATGCAACGAGTGATAAAACATAACATGAGGCCGCTCATTGTCACCGTCTTTTTCTTTCACTCTTTTTACATCAATCTCATTCCCCTGGCTGTCGGTCTTTATATAAAAGTCCATGATCTTGCCGGTTCTACATACAAAGTCCTTATCTATCTGCCAGAATATACAACATCCTTTCCATCCCCATAAGTCCATTGTTCCGACATGATACCTCCTGAATACATCAGATACCCTTTCCTTTCCCCATAGAGACGATAAAAATCTAAATACGGTGTTTCTGTCGTCTGGAACCACAGTCCTCTCAAACTCGCTAAAAGGTATGTAATTTACAACGTCAGGATTTACAGGAGGACGATAAGCTCTTATACACTTGTTTCCCGAAATCCAAAGATCTTTGTCACCTACATCCTTACCAGTAGGTCGTTTATCGTAACCGCAAGTCCGTTCATGATCGCATCTTCCGAACTCGTTGCCAACAACCTGACCTGTTGCCACATCAATATAAGGAGTGAGGCACCGGCTTTTCCCGCAAGCCGGGCAGGTTAGCTTCAGTCGGCTCCTGCCCGGCCTGCGGTCAAGTTGAAACCGAGGTACGTTTTCGTATTTTCTAAAATCAAGCATTTTTAACTCCTCTCATCGCCTCTATGATTCTATCTGCTATAGTTATAGACCATGACACCACATCTGGTACATATACTCCGCAATCTATTTCACCTTTTCTATTTTGTGCTTTAACAAACTCAATAGAATAAGCCTTGATAAGATCGAATCTACGTTGCTCCCAGTCTACATCTTTGTTTTCGTCATTTACAGGAAGGGTATCGAGATAAAAATTTAAACTCTCACTTATCACATTCCCATTATCACCATAGAACTGTATTCTGTCATGGTCGCTTCTTATAGTTGAGCTACTGAAAGTGATTACGTCTATTATTTCTCCTGTTCTTTTAATTTTTCTCTTCATACTCTTCTTGTATTTCTGACCAGTATAGGCATTATTGTTTCAATGGTCTTGCCATATTTCTTATAAGATGTAAGTACGCATATTGCATATTTATCTCCTATTCTCAAATCTTTCGATAATCTTAATTTCTAACCCCTTTCGATGTTAATAAAACAATCACCAAAAGGGTTGATATGTATCGGTTTTACAATTTCCACAAAATCTCCTTCAGGAATAATAACATCGCTCATATTATAAATCTTTTAGACATTTCCTCTGCAATATCATACACGACCGTATGATCCTCTTCATTGTACGGCTTATTGATATTCAGCACTCCTTTTCTCACTTTGAACCTCTTGTCTTTTCTGATATGATTCAACATCCCTTGTTGGAACACACAGTCCGCTTTCTCCATAGCAGCATTTTTATCAGACCATTCTTTTAGCGTATAACCTTTACTGTTCGTGCTTTTTGGAGAAAAATTCATAATACGTGCATCAATTCCGTACCAGTTTTTAACCATTCTCCTTTCAGCCTCCAATTGAAAAGCATGTTCATTTCGTATGTCACCTGATTTAAAATCTAAGATAACAATCTCTTCTTTCTCCACTTCTCTCACTTCCTTCTTCGGATCGCCTTTTTTGAACTGCCCCGTAGCCCTTTGATACACGGCTCCAAAATAACCTTCTTCTTTGTATTTGAATGTCATTTTAACCATCGCATCTATTGGAGTAGCTACCAAATAATCTTCTAATGACAATATTCTTTCAATCATCATCGGCTTAACCTTATACTCCGAACAAAACTTAGCAAACTTCATAACTCTGACAATCATATCGTCAAGATCATCTATGCTACCAAAGAATTTGTCAAGATTCTTTTTCGATATCTTCAGCTTGCCTTCTTGCACTGTCTTAACTATAAAACTTCGATTTAAGACCATATCTCTACCTGTCAAGTACAATCCATATAGGTAGTGCATGATCGTTCCTTTATCTGCATCATATTCTGATACTTCTTCCGGGTTGCGACCAATCATCCTCATCTCCTGTCTCCATTCTTGAAGAGCCGTCTTGTCATCTACGAATCCGTCTCTGATCATGGTTGTTACCGAAGCATATATCTTGGCTGTTCCATCGTCCATCTTTCTTACATAAAAACGATTACCGTCTAATGTCAATCTTACGAATTTGGGAGTCTCGATCTTCTTTAACTCATCACAGATATAAAACGGTTCTAACGTTTCCTGATTTTCTGTAAACGGATTCGAATCCTCTTCTCCAGGGTTAGGATCTGCTTCCTCTGCCGGAGCTTCCGGTTCCTCCTCCTTCTGGGTCTGCTCTGGCTCAGGCGCCGGCTCTTTAACTACTGGAACCTGTCCACCTCTTTCCGCTATGTCTTTGTTTTTTATTAAAGACATAACTTCCTTTCTCAATTGCTCCGGTGTTTGATTAGGATCTGACACCGACATCACAACATCGTTCATTCTAAACAACGTATTTCCTTTTCCCTCCACCATAGGTACAAACCCTAAATCTGTCAATATTTTTATTTTCTGCTCTATCATCGCAATTTCTCAATTAATTCCTCTTTAACATAATACAACACAGTTACAGTCTTATCAATATCTGTGGCTGCTTTCTCAAATACTATTTGGGGTTATATCTGTCAATTATTTCAATAATCAACCTACCTCTTTCTTTAATCATTCCCCTGCTTTCCATATCCAGTACCTTATTTACTGCATATTTCCATACAAAAGGAAATTCTGTTTCAAGTTTATCAAATTCCATCCGGTCAAGATACATGTCGAATACCGTATGCTCCGATTCATGAAGGAAAACTATATTATCCCTGCAAGTAGCAACCGACTTATATATCCTTTTCGGAAGTATGTGACAGACGTTACATACTGTAGGAAAATGAATAGCCTTACCGGTCATAGACATTCGAATAGTATTCAACTCTTCCAGCATAAGACGAAAAAACCCGGATAAATCCGGGCTCTCTAACTTTTTCTTCTTGCTGCTGTTTTTAATGGATGTAATTCTGTTTTTTTTCTTCGGAGTCAACTCTTTGCTCCTGCAAGCCTGGCATAAGCCATGACTTCTTATCATCACTTTTCGTCCGCATCGTTCGCAGACGTATAGCTTCTTTTCCTTGCTTTCCATTCGAATAATAATGATATTATTGAAAAGAACAATCCCACTGAAGCCAGTAGATAAGGTATGTTCATTAATAATTTAGACACCTCGTCTGTCTTAATCACTATCAGAAGGAAAGCGCCTGCTAAAAGCAATGATATTATCGCCACAACAAGCGCTATGTTGGAAACTACATCAGCCTTACTCTTCACTCTTCTTCTCGCCTAATTTTTCAGCTCCCTTCTGAAGATCATATTTGAATACGTCAATGATCTTCGTTTCAGCAATAGCTTCGCAATTCCAGTCGCCCAACGTACCCTGCATGCCTTTAGTCAACACAGCTTCGGCATCCTTGGGATTGCCGGCCTGGACATACATATAGCATGGAGTTTTCTTTTCTCTACCTTTCTTTTCATCCAGTGTAATGTAATTTACCTTACACTTATACCAGTACTCAGCTTCTCCGTTGAAGAAGATTTCCGACACTTTAATAGGATTTATTTTAACAATGTCGAACACTTGAAATAAATCCTTGAAAATCTCTAAAGATCTTGATTCTGCCTCTGTATAAGATAAGGCATCTACCAAATACTTTTCAGTTACTTTCTTTTTTTTGCCGTTCTCGATATTATCAATCTCGGCTTTTACCGTAATTTCAAACCAGCGATTCATTGTATTAATATTTAATTAGTTAATTTCTTTCCTTTCTCTATACTATTTTTAAATCTTTCAGAACACCACTGCAAAACGTCCATCATCATCATTTCATTATTAGATAAGATGCCTTTTATAACTAACGCCAATTGATACTGTGACATTCTTTGGCTCATATCAAATCTTCTTTCCTCTTCATTTACTATCGTAGCCACGAAATACTTACACCCCTCTAAGTGCGTCAGGGCTTCAATCATAGCTTCTTTTATCTCTTTTTCTTCCATTCTGTTTGTTTTTTGGACAAAGATATGTCTTTTATATGTCTTTTGATAATAAAAAAGATTCAAAATGATTTAATTTAGCTTAATTACTGCTCTTTTGATTCGTCCGGTATAGGCATGTCAAACTTTTTTCTGATAAACGACTCTGTTTCTTCATTGAATGGATAGGCCTCCTCGATAAAATTCATAGCTACCTCCATGTCACCGTCTGCTATATCTTTATACCTTTCAAAGATACCAACCAGGTCATTGTTGTATGAACGTTCTTGTTTTATGTTGTACACGTATTTCAATACCCTGTCTTTGATTTCATTGGCTTTTTTTCACAGTATCATTGAAAGAATTTATACTTTCCAATTCTGGATCTTTGTTTTCCTTGTTTACCTTATCAAACTCTTCCTTGCTATATCCCGCTTCTCCTGTAATGGCTGGGCAAACACTTCCATTTATGATCCAAAACTGCTCATACGATCTTATCAGAAACTTTGATTCCATTTTAAATGCATTATATTTAATAAGCAAATTAGCCACCTCTGTTGCACCTTCTATGGTTCTAAAACCGATGCCGATATCTTTTAACATAAATACTGGAACTCCAGTTCTTGGATACACGACTTCTTTTTTTGTTCTTTATATTCCAGTTTTTAGCTTCAATTGGAATACCTTTACCAGCAAGCTCTTTGTCTATATACAGATATATCTCTTTGCATGTCAATGACACAATCTCATCTCTGCTTAAATCAAAAAACTGTTTTCATTTCTTTTTATTTATTAAATTAAACAATCTACCTCTTTGTTCGGTCTCCGTATATTCAACCCATATATCGGCTGCCACATTTCTAAGAAATTCCATAAAGTTTTGATGATCCCTGTATTCAGCAGAATCAACTTTTCTCACAAAACTTAGAATTTCCTTTAACATCTTATTGTTTTCTTCAAGAAGTTCTCTGTCGGTCATAACCTTTCATATTTTCTTCTTAAGTCTTTACCTGCCCAGATATCATGATCTTTTTCTTGTTCTTGATAAATCTTTGCTGCTTTTTCAATATCTTCTCTTTTCATAATTTTATACTTTAATCTAACCTCCAATAAAATCATCGGGAGTTATATATCCTACTGATTCCATACGGTCTATAATCTCATTCGCATTCATTTCTGAACCGTTCCATTCAAGTATGATTTCATTTCCTGAAGCCATGACGCTTATAACCAATCCTATGACAGTTGATGATAATAACAATGTAAAAATAAGCCATAACAGAAAGCAGATAAAAACACATACATACCTCATGATTTTTTAGTTGTTAGATAAAAGCAAAATCGGTTCATTTGACTCCGCAATTGCTTTTATTTGTTCTGGATTGACAAAACTCTTAACTTGTTCGCTTATATTACAAATGGACTTGATCATATCAACGAATAATTTCGAGGTACATTCGTTACACTCCACTTCCATTACCTGTTTATGTCTATTGTATGATATGCTCGTTACACAATTCAGCCAGTGCGCATAAGTTCCTTTTTCTGTATTTAACCTGCCGTATTCTACTTTTGTCTCTCCATTTCCATATTCAATTACTCTTTTTAGAAATGGTTTTGCATAAACACTAAAACCGAAAGGTTGGGTGTTTAAGGCATCTAAACGGGAAGTTCCATCTCTCCATTTTCCATTTTCATCGCCTCCTGTCCATTCCTTAGAGGGGTTAGGGACAATATTTCCGTTTTTGTCATAGGAAAACGTGCAATTCGTTTCCAGTTGATACTTAATAACAGGCACTTCTTCTACTATTTTATAACTCAAACATCTCTTCAGAACTTCCCTGATTTGACTTTCCAAATCAGAAAGTGCTATACTATTGAAATATCCTTCGTTGCCTAATCTGTTTTGTAGGTAATTTGATCCCATAAGAATGAATCTTGTCCACATCTTCTTTTGACAAGGTAGTGGTAAACACTCCTTCTTTGGTGACATTCACTTTAACAGTTACAGACAAACTGTTATTAGCGTTCTTTTCCGTTATATTTAGTGTTGTTAATGCTGCCATAATCAGATCTTTTTAAAATCAATTCGAATAAATATAATGCATTCCTGCTTCATACACCTTATGTATATCAGGGTCATTCTTGTCTTCCGGTTCCAATTCGCTCTCTTCACGAGTATAATCCCATTCAGAGTTGTAGTACATATCCTCGTTTGTTTTTTCCAAGGAACAATCTTTCATTAGATTCATATTTTCTCCCCATACTGCAACTTCTTGTCGTTGCTCTTCTTCCGTCATAAGGGATATTTTGTCTTTCAATTCTTTCCAGGTCATGATTTTTAAAAGATGATTAATAGTTTATTCTACATCAAAAAGCTGATCTAACACCAACAATTCCGCATTCATATCTTCATCTTTCGGGAAACGAACTTTTATATTTCCAAACTTAGATGTCTTAAACAAGATGTAGGGGTTCATATCTTCGGCAGTCACCGGCTTATATTCCTTAACTTCCGACATCTTGAGATACCAGTCACCTATTTTTACAAACCCAGAAAAGATAGAACACAGATGCGCTTTTACAGACTGTATCTCCTTTTTATCTTTGAAAGGTATAATTTCGTCTTTTCCCCTTATCCTGATTGACAAGAAAGGACGAATGTTATCTGTTTCATTTTGAAATTTGAAGCCTGTTATGGCTTGCTTGGGGATTCTTCTTCCCATTAATATAAAATAGCTCATTGTGATAAGTGATTTTGTTTTATATCAGGTAAGTAATTTGTAATAACATCAAGTGATATCCATAACTCTGGCTCTATGCTGTTTTTTATTCTATCACTGAAAAGAGAATTATCATCACAATCACAATGAGAGATTGTGATATAACAATCTTGATAATCCCACCAATGAGCCGATTTAAAATCGTCTCCTCCATTCCAAAACCCTATTCTTATACCTCTTGGGTTGAAATCTTCATCTATCCAACTTGGGTGATAAGCCAACACTTCTTCTCCCTCTGAAGGTTTTTCCTCTTTGAATTTCTTCCAGTTCATCTCACCTTTAATTAATTAGACACAAATATACAAGTTTTACTAAGATGCCCTTCTGTCATCTCTTTGACATACTCCCACACCTAAAGTTCGCGGTAGTATGTCAATCTATTGATTTCTTCCCAATCTTTTTAATCTTTGTTGGTCTTGACAATCGATAATCCTTTTCTATCGGCCTATCGAATACGTCATTCCTATATCCTTTATATCCTTTCTCGTAAATACTAACCCTTGCACAAAACTCAACCACATCGCCTGGTAATAAATCGGCGCTTTCGAATCCTTTTGTCAAATCAAACCACAAATGATCTGTTACTATTTTACCATCGAGTAACACGTCTTGTAAAAGTATTGTCTTTACAGGTCCTTTATACCCATCCCTGAATCCAAAACGAATGAATGTCGCTGTAAATACGTGCCGATCTCTTGATCCTATTATTTTCAGTTCTTTTCTTATTCTCTTTCATTTATTTGTTTCACTTATGAAATTGACAACATCCTTTAGATATCCTTCTGTCATCTCTATGAAATTCACACAATCTAATTTGCTTAACTTGTAAATCAATGCCGGATTGTGTACTATGGCTATAATTTGTGTTTGTGGTTTATGGAATGATAATACATTATAAATTTGCATTATATTGTCAATGTCAAGATTCCTGTCTGGCTCATCCATGAGAACCGTGTATTCAAAACTGCTTTCTGCTAATGTTATGCGGTTTCTTTTATAATACTTCAACAGACTATCAATCCTTTTAATCCAAAACGCATTTGATTTTTTCTTGTATTCTACAAGATCTTGTATTGGAAACGTATAATCCTTTTGACCGAACATTAAATTGAAAAGTGATTCCAATGATAACACCACTTTCTCTCCATAAGATCTTCTAATATTATTCACATACAAATCTAAGTTGCTGATGTTTTTCAATACGCTATCTCGATTCATCTCCGCCGATGGCAATAAACGGAATACTTTCCCTGCATAATCGGATGATATATCAATCCCATCAAAAACCTTATCATCATCATCAAATATAGGTGGAAAATCCAGTGCCTCGATCGGTATTTCAGAGCACATGGATTTCTCGCATAACGCATACATTGATATGATGTTAAGCAAAGTTGATTTTCCACTACCGTTTTTACCTACAATCACATTCACTCCTGGCTTGAAAATAAATTCTCTACTATTTTCAAACGCTTCTATGTCAGAAGCATATTCAAAAGGAGTTTTTGTATTGTCTTTTATTTTTACTGATGTTATCATTGTAATCCTTTTTAAAAATCAATTACCGCCCGAACCATGTCTCCGATGTGCTTGTTGCCGGTGCCCGTGAGGCCACTGGAGAAGACCACGTACCACGCGACGGCCTGGCTGCTCTCAGTACTGGACCAATACCACGTCGAGGAGAGGGGAGATGCCGAAACATAAGTGAATGCTTTGTTTAGTTCGTTCATATAATGGGCCATTAAATTTAAGGTGATTATATACAACTTTACACCATCTATATAAAACAGAAGCCAGATAATGATTAACGTATATCCGGCTTCTGTTTTATATAGATGGTGTAAAATGGTATATAATTACCTTTATTTTTAATTATGTAATCAATAAAACAAGATGGGTTACTTAAACCCATCCCAGTTGTTTTGCTATTCTCTCCATTTCGTTATATGCTATCCTATGACATCCAGCGGTTAGCAAATCGTTTTCGTACCGATTTAGACTCCACTGGTGACCGGTGATGTCCTCCACCAGACCGTGCCGAAACTCGGCGCCCCGGTGCATTGCCGACACAGCCCGCCACAGTTTTCTGGCTTCTGCTATTCCAATCTTTATCTGTTTACTTGTCTCAATAATATCTCCTTTTATACGAATCCAGGCGTTAGGTTTTTCATCAGGAATATATAAAGGTGTATTCAAGAAATTGATTTCTCCTGACTTCCACTCTTCCAGTTTTTCATCAAAATCCTTGTAACGGGCTTCTTCTTCCTTTCTTAATCTCTCTAATTTTATTCTTTCTCTTTCTTCCTCACTCTTTCTCCATCTTTCAGATCTTTCTGAATACTTAATCCATGTACCTTCCCCGCAAACTTCATCAACAATCACATTTACGGTCCCTAACACTTTTAATCCTTGATGATCCAATAAAATTTGAAAGATGCGTTTTAATTCATGTACGTGCTTACGCTTGATACTATCTCCGCTCTTGGATAATTCATGATTGGTTCCAAGCCAATCATTAGCACTCTTTTTAAGGATACTCTTAGCAGTCCCCATGTTAAAGAACTGAATGTAATCCATCATATTCCCAAAAGCGCCCCAAATATCTGTATAAGATAATTCTGTTTTAGCTCTTTTGTATTTTTCAATAGACTTCTTAATTGATTCCAGTTTGCTGGTAACAAACCTCATATTACCAGTATCCGACATATTATCCCCTACACTGAAAACCATTGCCCAAGTTGGTATCGCATTACGAACATAGCATTGATGTTTGCTCGTGGTAACAGAATAATAATCTTCATTTATCAGGTATGCTTTCTTCCCTTGTTTGTTTTTTACTATTCTCCCGACTTCAAGGTGATGCCCATAAGAATAAATACTTGTACCTTCAAAGAAGAAATTGCTCCCTGATGCTGATTCTTCTTGTTCATGAGCCCACAAGTGAGCGACTATTGAATTGTTCATATAAATATCTTTTTAATTGTTTAACTTACCTTTATCATATGACATTCTCTTTTCGTATTTTTCAATACGTTCGGTTATCATATCGCAGAAGACTTGCCCCTCTTTTTCGGAACCTCTGAAGTAATCAACCATCTTCAGAATATTTCCGTCAAATTCATGGACAAACTTGTTATAATAATGTTCACCTATTACCCGTCCGTATTTTTCTACGAACAAATCCTTGTCCAGTGATTCATCCTTAAAGCAACGGTTGTAATCCCATCTTACGATACGAAACAATGTTTCAAAATTCAATCTTTCCATATCTTGTATTTTATGGATTTCCTCACATTCTTCATCCGTTAATCCAGTGTAATCATCATTGATTAACGGACAAGCCCAACAAGATGGCAACCTGTATCTTATTACTTTTATGCTCATAGTTTTATTAATCTACAGTTACTATCTTCAAATACCGGAACCTTCCCTTGTTCTCTAAAATAAGCAGTGGCCACCTTGAAAGCATAAAGCGGATTTACTTTCTGGATTTCTTGTTGTGATTTATAGAAAGATACTGGCTGGCATACATAGAAGTTTTCATTGCCAAGGCAACCGAAAAGCCAATCCATATTGGATCCACTGCAATTAGTACCTCCAAGTACGATCATATCGCACCCGGTCTTTCTTGTTCCCAAAATAAATGCCTTGTTCTTATTCTCTGGCTGCATAAATATCTCCTTGTCGATTATAAACCGGTCACTCTGGCAGCTCTCTACATCCCGGCGAACGATTTCGTCAATTTCATGGGCATATTCTTCTTGTGTTTTCATAAGATATGTTATTAAAAAATGATAACTGAATGTATTTCTTAAAAGAAACTCCAACAAAATGTTACGATAAATTCTCCCATCCCGTATTCAGCAAGTTGCTTAAATGATTCTATCCCATTACAATAATAAAAAACATCATCATCATCATCATCGTTGATACTCAGCGATAGTCTGATTGTCGCTCTTTTATCGTCTCCTGTCTCCTTCCATACAATCTGACATTCTACGTATTCAGGCTCCCTACCTGTTCTTTCTACAAATTCATGAAATCTTAAATCAATTTCATGTTTGACTTCTTCAACGTTAGATATTATTACCTCATTTTCACAATCCCCGCAAATAGCATGCGCGAAAGATCCATCAAAATAATCTATTATTTCTCTGGTATTCGGATTTACTATGGCTTTACAAGCAACCTTTGTTCCACCACATCTTGTACATATATATCCCATAATTATCTTCTTTTAAAATGTTCAATAATTTCATCTACTGTAACCTTACGCCATGTGATGCAGCCCGCGTCTCCCCTGAACCGGAGCTCTTCGCACTTTACCCCACCTGTCTCCTGTGGCGTCCGTCACTATCAGCCGTTGACCTGAATCAGTATTATTTGTAATTCTTTGGTGTTCTTTCTGATAATACACCCTCATGATCCCCCCCCCCATCTCCTTATTTTTCAGATTATGTTCTTTCATTATTTCTTCTATCAATTCGTCTGTTTCCATATAATAACCCCAACAGGAATCAACCTCTTCCCATTCTTCTCCCTCTTCATCCTCCCTGGATTTATCTTTGTATTTCTTGACAAATTTCACTTTCTTTTCAAGCACGTACCCCTTTACATCTCCCCATATCCACATACCTATGGATTTCACTTCATCATCAATCAATTTGTCAATTTGGGTTTTCCAATCGGAAGTATTATTACTAACCATTTTTGTGTACCTCTCCTTTGTACAGAAAGCTATACCTTTAACATAATCCCCTTGACTGTATCCTGTTGTGGACCATTCTTTGACAAATATATCCTTGCCTAAGTCTGAAAGAATCTGAATCAATTCTTCACATCCTAAGTCTTCTGTAAATTCATACGTATAATCATACGTGTAAAGATCTGATGGAGAAATGCTAAAAATTTCTTTATAATACCACATTTTATCATGGTTATCATATCTCAGTCGACAACCGTCAATCTTGCCTTTCTTAAAATAATTCAGCAAGTCTTTCCATTTAACATATTCACTAATAAGTTTATGTAGTGCATCTATAAGTGAGTGCCGACTATCTCCGTATTTACCAAACACTTCTCTCCAATCGCACACATCTTGCAGTCGAGGTGAATAGATACATTCCCATAAGAAACATGCTGCCATATCCCAACTTTCACAAGGACATATACTGTCGGTATCATAGTATATTTTTATACGATAATTCCCTACTTCTTTTGTTGTAATAAGTCTGTCTTCCATGTTTTTTATATTTTAAATAGTTTTTAACTTCTCATCAATAAATGCATCTATTACATCATAGTATGAACCATTAAAATCATAATTTTCATATTTTTCCGTAAACTCTTTAGCCCACTCTTGAATGATGTTAAATGACTCTTCTCTGCTACATTCTTTTAGTCCTGATAGATAATCCACAGCTTCCACCGATAACTCTTGTAGATTTCGTAAGTAATTCAAATCTATGCTATATGGTAGCTTACCTACTTCTATGCATACATAATGACCTTGTTTAAAGGCATCCTGCAAGTCTTCAAGATTCTCTATTAATGACTCATACTCATCATCTACCCTCACCTTGTATAACTCAAAATCTTCATTTTCTGCCGACACCCATATCTTGTAGGCTTTTTCGTTGGACAATCTTTTCCAAACAAATCCGTCACTGAATATTATCAAGTTGTCTGTTACAATCGTGTTTTTCATAACCATTTTACTCATTGACTCCACATATTTCCATATCAATCACCTTACTCTCATGATAAACCGGAATGGAAAAATTATAACCCATGTCGTTTACCAGTTCTTCTACTTCTGAATATGTCATATCAGAAGGGCATTCTATGTCGATTTTGACGGTTACATATACACTTTCTGTTTTCATACACATTTAAATTACAAAGTAAATACTATGTATCTGACGCCATAACTGTTATGTTTGTATGATACCGAGAAACCCTCAGAACGAGCAAAATCAATTGCCACCTGTTCATGTGCCATACGAATCGTGTTACCGTTAGGCGATACATCGGCTTCTCGAATATGCTTGTCGCAAATAAAACTTGCATATCCATACGCCTTAATTAGACGAGAGATTTTACTAATAAATTCGTCCTTACTAAATGGTGCTTCTTGCGCTATTTCCATACGCAATTTTTCTGCTGCTGTCATAATATTAATCTGTTATTTTATAATAATAATCAAGTTCCTCTCCCTTAAAGTTGTTCATGGCATACTCGTCAGCTTCCCGCCACAACCGGTCATACAGTGCAGCCAGTTCACGATTGCTGTCATAATGCTGCCAGATTTTATGATTCAATACGAGCGTTAATTCCGTGAAAAACTTATAATCATCTTTCCATTCACTGAATGCACGTTTGTAGGTATCTTTGACACCTGCTACACCATACTTGTCGGCTATGCTGAAATCTTCCCAAAAGGTAGTTATCCGGTCATAGCCGTTCTCCTGCATAAATTCTCGAAATGTCATAAGCTATTATTTTAATCTTCTTTTTACATTATGCTTACTTTTTCCAGCACCAAAAATTCACAGCATATTTCCCAGTAGTTATAAATATCTTATCTCCTCCTATCTCCGCAAGTATGTTCTTTCCAAATATCCTTGTAAGAAGCGGTATATACTTTGCATCTATAGGTAAATCCTGGATTTCTTTTATAGGTCTATATGGCACAAACGCTTTGTTCTCATATACCATCTCAATATACAATCCATCCGGTGATTCAAACACGTCTTTCCCTTTCTGTCTCATCCCAGATCGTATTATCCGTTCTTTCCAAGATTGAATATATGATTTTCTAAGGGTCTCATTTATCTTATTAATGACCTCTTCCTTAAATTCGTAATACTCATATATACGACCTTTGTAGTCAGCTATCATTTCTTCAATCTTACTTTCGGATGCCCATAGCCCATAATACACATAGCAATCCAATAATCTATCTACCGAAGAAACACCAATCAGTACCATTTTAGAAAGTGGATTTCCCTCTTTTTCCAATTCTTCTCTTGCTCTGTCTGTCGCCGCATCCCACCATTGCCCTTCACACTTCTCTATCTCCCCGTTGTCAAGTACGATATCGAACTTTCTACCTCCGAAAGCTTCTCTTCGCTCATTTCTCTTTGCAAGGAAATCATAGAATATACCTCCTATCCTTCCAATAATGGTATCATCTCCGTACTTTGTGCTAATTTTATCAGGCATTTCGTCAAAGACAAGGAACTTCGATTCTCCTGACTCTACTAAATATAATAGCTTCATGATTTATCTCTTTAGATGTAAGTTATGCTGCCAACATTAATCTGCATTATATCGTTTTCCAACGTAATGAAATTATTTTGTTTTATGGGCCCAAACATCAATCCATATACACTTACTGTATTAAACAGCCTAACAGTGTGAAAATCTTCATTTGGCTCTACCCTGTTTTTATCCCAATATCCCAAATCGTTGATAGTTGCCGGGAATCCTCCTACGTCGTTATACTTATAGTAATCGTTTTGATTGAAAACGATTCCCTTTATTAACAGGTTCCCGATGCTTTTCATGTTGAATCCGGACAACGCGATCTGCTCTGAGATATAACTAATCAAACAGTTATGATACGTGTTTGGCTTATCTCCTCTCTCGTTAATAATTTTCTTCCATTTCTTCGTTAATGGAACCCTAATATCCATATATGTACCAAATACGACTATGTTAGGACATTCTCCTTCAAACTTCGTTAAATCTTCTACTCTCATAATTAACAAACATTTGTATTGTTTTCGTCGTTCACTATCTGACTAATGTACGGTCCTGGCCACAGACAGCCAGGCCGACCTCATGGCAGGGCAGGCGCCGCCTTACTCTGGCTGTTCTACCCACTCCCTGTATCCTACATTAAAACCAATAGGATCATACCTTTTGATCATAGTGCCATAATTCTCTCTACCGCAATACCTGTTCTTTCCTCCAATGATCCATGCCTCATCGTCTCTATCTGGAGATATGGAGTTAAGATACTTTTCATAATCCTTTCTACTCTTTCCCATCTTTGTCTTGATTTAAACAATAGTTAATAAAATAAGCAACCTGTTCATTTTCCCCTGTATTATCAAAATCACCTAAAGTCATATCATCATAATCCAGCAGAACCATACGAAAACCGTTTTTTTTGACATACACCTCCGTTAAAAACATAGGAATCCCAGCAATTTCTATTATCACCGGAAACTGATCATCAAAGTCAAACGCATTATTATCTTCTCCCCATTTTTTTAAATTTTAGCTTTATACTTCCACCGTTCTCCACTAATGCCTCTTTGATGTACTTTAATCTTTTTGCATTCAGATCAATCTCTGCTTTTTCTATTTCTTTGTACAATTCATTCAGATCCATATTCCACTATATTTATGTTGTCAAATTTTTCTTTTATAACATCCAAGGCTCCACACTCGTTTGTTACCATAACATACTTTCCTGGCTTCATTCTCCACAGATTAAAATATCTTGTCACATTTATAATGCTATTAAATAATGATATTTCGTATCTTGTGTTCCCATTTTCATCATGTCCAGCTTTTTTTAAAATAACATAGGGTCGGCTTGTATTTGAAATAATTAAAAAGCCTATACCATCCCTTCCCGTTGCATGTTTCACGATTCCATATTCCAGTAAGCTTCCTATATCCCCTTACCGGTATTTTCACTATTTCCCTTGGCACGATTTCAATATACTTTCCTTCTCCGATTGGTATAGTCATATTACCTGTCTCTTCCGTGCAAAAGTATTCTATTTCAGATGCCATGTCTTTATATACATAGAACCGGTATAGGTTCCCGTCAGGGTCTACCCGATCCATGTAATATAATATCACTTTGTCTACTTTTATCTTTTTCATTCCTTTATTCTACTTATCTTCAAATTGTTATTCTTACAGTATTCCTTCAACCAACTATCTGTTAGATAACGATTGACTCTATCGTATTTCTTTTTCGGACCCTTGCTTCAGAATTTCCATTCGTTTGTGATATTGTACCCATATTTATCAAACCAATAGATATAATACACTACGTTACCGTATAAATCCACTCTTTTTCTATCCTGTATGACTACCTCATAAGGTATCTCCTTGTCTCTTTTTCCCATCTTTGTCCTCCTTTCTTGAATAAAAAAAACGGCACCTATCTTCACAGACCAGTGCCGGCAACTAACTCGCATGGAAAACTACTTAACCTCAACTAATTCTACAGAGTTGTAGAATTTAGTGAAGCTACCAACAAATTCTCTTATATTTTTATATTCTTCTGGTCGTTTTCTGTTATCATCTTTTATATAATTCACCCACAGTCTATCCTCTATGTTCTTAATCGCATTCTCTATCGTAAATTCGTCGCTGACGCTCATTAAACACGAAGACCCGGTTTTCTTATGTGGTTTATATATCCTTGAAAAAGACCACATTTTTATTCTATCATATATATATCCGTTGTTGGGATAAACGAATCCTATCCGGCTGTCACCTTCTTTAGCGTAAAACACACCTGGCTCCTTCCCGCCCTTTCTATATACTACAAATCCTTTTTCTTTTAGGATATTAACCACTTTATCTAATTTATTTTCTACGTTCATTTTCATGCAAAAATTTAAAAACGACCCTCATTATAGTTGCGAAGTTCTCTACCTTAACCCACTCATGAGCTACTGCTCTAAGTACAGACGTTTCATATGTTGGGACATTGTCTTCTTTAACCACCTTACAAGAAGCCAGAACTCCTTCAGTCGGCTTTAGTCCACGGTCATGCAGCTCGCAGAGACCGTCTGGCCGGCGGAACACGCACCACCCGTCTTTCTCTGTTGGTTGGATCATCGCCATTGGTTTTTCTTTCACTGCAAGATACCCTACCATCCACATTGTTTCTTTTAGCCTGTCAACGTATCCGGCATCTATGATAGCTTCTATGTCTTTTGGCGTACCAATACAAGGAACCTCACACATGTTCTTGCATTTATCACATGTACAAGGCTGCTCCCATCTATTATGATCTATGCCAACCAACTTCTTTATCCGTTCTACTTCCTCTTTCATATTATACTGTCTCTGTTAGTTTTTCGTAATACAACTTCATTTCCGGTGAAGCGTATTCCATGAATGCTTCGAATAAGTGTGGTACCTCTATTATCATATTCACATTACAACCTTCTGTCTGTGAAAGCGATTCAAGATCATTACTGTACAGGCACGTAACATAGGCACCTATATTAAATACATGCAAATCTATCCTTACGTATTCTATACATGAAGACAATGCATTAAACAAATTCTTTACTTCATTCTTGTCAAAAAGTTCTACAAATTCTCTCAACCCCATCATTTTACCACCCTTTCTATGTGTTTAATTAATACCACTGCTATTCCCTTACCGGTTTTTATCGCACATTCCGACCCTTTTATCCATTCTACACACCCTACATACTTTTCCGTAGCATGAAATCCGGGATTGTATTTTCCAGATGTACTGAACTCTACCGTATCCCCTACCCTCAGATCATCAAAAGCAATAGACCATGTGGTCCAAATTCTGTCATGTCTCCCAGGCTGAATGGCCCCGATTACGCCTTTTTTACGACCGTTTTTTATTGCCCTTAGTATTATCTTCCTATCACCTTCGATAAGGCTGCAAAAGCGCCCGTAAAAGGTCAAATCAACCTGTTTTCCTCCTATTTCTTCTCTTATTTTTGTTATTCTGTTCATTTTCTGATTTTGTTTTATTTTTTTCTTTGTTTTTTCTATCTTCTATAGAAGATGATAATAACATTATCTTTTCTATGTTACTTTTTGACTGTAAAAAAGAATCGCATTTCATTACTACTACCACCTTCTTAAGTTCCCCATTATCGTATAGCAATACACGCATCATGTTTTGCACCTCGTCCACTATCAGACCTGGAGTAGTCTTAGCCATTTTGCGTAGCTTATTATACTCCGGTCTTTCCATTTCCTCTGTTTATTACTCTATAGTATTTATCCTTATCCCCTTCTTTCAACTTCTCCAGATAGAAAATTCCATCATGTAAATGAGACAAACAAAACCTGTATCCGTATTTCTGTACTCTTCTTACATGATCCCGCAGTCTTATCTCTTCACTTTTGTCTTGTACTTTGATTTTAATACTGTCTCCTTCTTTGATTGTGTATAAAATAGTTTGAATCTCTTCTTTTTTCATCTTATAAAATATTTTAACGGCAGCACCTATACTCACGCACCACTACTGCCTTATGTTTAACAATTAAATACTTAACTCTTCAATGGTCAAGCCTTTTTCTTTTGCCCACTTTAGCATCGCGCATAATTCTGTTTCTGACTTATATTTCGGATCACGCCACGCCCATCCGAATTTATCCAGGACATGATGATATAATTCGTCGGCCTTTGCCGTGTAAACGTCTTTGAATAAATGCTCCGAACCTTCCGGTATAAGCATCTCTGTTGTTGCAAAATCGGAATACAATAAACATTCGTAAGCATATTCTGTTATTTCACTCCATGCTTCTCCGGCTTTAAATCCAAATTCTTTTACAAAAGCCAAAGTTAGATACATATTTAATAATATTGTTACATCATATCCGGAATCCGACTTTCTTTCTATTATTTCCTTTTCAAATTCCTTTAAATCTTCAGGTCCTAAAAAGATGTATCCTGATACCGACCGGTAATTAGTCTCCGCATACTTCTTGCATTTATCATCATTGACAATCTTACTAATGTTAGATAACATCTTTTGCCTCCATTCATCACAAAACTCTACCTCTACGTTCATCCAATCAGTACCATAATTATATTCTTTCGGATATCCGACCGATGTTACCTTTATACTATTCACGCCATATCCGTAAAGGCGTTCACTTACCTCATTCGCCCATTCCTGTACAAAAGGAATAAACTTATTGCAATAAGAATCAAAATCAAAATCCGATTCCTCCTCATATTCTGGCATCTCTTCATAATCCTGTTCAAAGAAATAACGAGGATCTGCTATTGTTTCGTAGAAACTTACGTTAATGAAACAAAACTCGTTGGTTGTCGTTTTTAATATCATAACTTTTTGTATTTACGTACATTTTTCTTGCCATAGAATCTACACATGGCACGAATCTGACTATAAAATACTTTTGTCCTCCTGGCCTCAAAGTATTTAAACATTTCTTCATTCTTTGTTTCCCAAACGTAATCCGTTTGGGAACTCATGCGATCTTTCTCCTTGCGTGAATAATGGTAATATGATACCACAACACGTTTCATACCATTCTTTACAGGTACGATATTTACGTCTATACTATTCTCTGTCATATTATTATTGTTTTATGCATTATACAAATACAAAGAGCGCATACCTTCACAGGCCGGCGCTCCTTTCAATAAAAATGAAAAAACTAATATTACATAAACATATTGTTTTCTACTCTTTATTACAATACTTTTGTTCCGCAATTATTATATCTTCCGTACTCTTTTTTCGTATCATTCAAGATTTCAAAAACCATCTTCTTGTGATCTTCGTTTGGTAACCTATCCTTAGCAGCCGATATTACGCCCGCTATAGACGTAAAGCCTGAATCTGTTATTGAACACAGCAACACGCCTCTGTCGGCTCCGGTGCTTATTGCTGACGCCTTTATAATATCATTCTTATATATTCTCATAACTTTTTTGTTTTATTGTTTGTGAGATGCCCAGAATCGAACCAGGACCGGCACATACGCACCGGCACGCCGCGTCATCCCCTCTATGATGCAGAAATAGGCATGCCTATCCTCACGAACCGACATGCCAAAACCCAAAACTTAATTTGATGAATAAAATAGATTAACAAAAATACTATTCTAATTCTTTTATAATATCTTTCACAATATTCAGCCTTACCTCCTTCGTTTCTGGACTAAGACAACCAAACCACCCATAAAACGTTCTTGTTTCCTCTGGTTCTGTGGCCATACTTATCTTCTCCTCCAATTCCGGGAAATATATTCTCACCATTTCGTCTGAACGAAACTCATAGATATTTTTATGTGTTTTGAAATACATAAACACTACATTTCTTAACGCAACACATATGTATTCCCCATCCTCTAACCTATCAATCATCTCATATACCTTTTTTCATATGAATAATCGCTCTTCTTTTGTAAACATATCTTTCTTTATTTTTGTGGTATTATTTGACTGTACGCAGACTTTTCCATGTACACAATACTATGCTCCTGTCCAAGTATTTTCTTTGCTGCTTCTTTCTTTATCGCGCAATATCTTCCTGTACGATACGGATTCTTTTGATCTGATCCATCCTCAACTTCGATAATAAAACAACCTCCGTCATCTATTATCTTTTTGCAATTGTCACATATTTCTCCCGTGCATATATGATGCGGCGCCTGCCCTTTGATGTTATTCCCTAATAAAGCAATCCCCATCTCTTCACCGCATACTATGCATAGTTCTATGGATGGATTCAACCCATACTCTGGATGCAATACAATACCGTCTTTCATTTTCTATCCTCCTTTATTAATTCTATTATAAACTTTTTATCTTGTTTCCACAATGGCAGCCCTTCTTTTACTGTGTATGCCACTGTTTCCCTCTCTCCTATTAATCGCACGGCAATCTCTCTTGCTTTCAAGTCATCCTCCTCATGCGATTTGTTTATTAAATCATAGGCACATGATTCCACCTTTTGCCTTTCGATTATTATCGAACCCATTAACTCGCTTATATGCGATCCTAAAAACGATAAGACATTAATAGCTTTCCCAATATCATTTGAAATAGCACTTGCTAAATACATCTTATCCATATACTCCGGCAAAGCCTCGTATGCCGTTTCTATGTTTTTATACTGATTTTCGTTTACCTCCCTTTTAATCAGTTCTTCAAATTCTTCTTTTAACATGTTCTTCCCTATTTTAATGTTGTGTGAGATCGCCGGAATCGAACCGACTTGCTGCACCATGAATCCCATAAAGCAAATGCTCCGATCTTCGCAGATGGGAGCATTCTGTCTAAAGCATAAGAAAATTAATGAAGAAATTTTTCTCACTTACGCCATAGCATCTAAAATAGCTATCAGCACTATTTCTATGACAAACATAATAGAAAATATCTTAAATGCCTTTTTCATATCGCTATCTCCTCCTTTTTATTTTTTTTTAGTTCCACAATAAACTGTTCCGGCTCTGCTCCGACCTACGTTCCACCTACAACCGCAGGCCTTAGCCCAAGGCGCCGCCTACTCCCCCTCTATGGCAGCCTGTTCGTACCTACAAACCCAAATCTCCATCTATACAACTATCACTACGCTATAATAAACATTTATCCTTATAACAATCATAAAAAATACACCTATCACAACTGTAATCCTTAACGTCTACACAGCTAACTACCTTAGCATATACTATACCATCACTGCCTTCTATTCCTTTTACCCCGAAAATAGAACCTTCTACCTCCTTACTCAAATCTAAGTCAGGCGCAAAGTCATATACGTTCATACCATCCATATTTTAATTGTTAAACATCCCGCTTAAAAAAAAAATACTCACATAATGCAGTCCTCTACCCTTAATCTGTTGGAAGGAACCTATATAATGCTGTTTTAAAACGCTTATCATATTGAATTTTGTGGAAATGATATACATAATGCTGTTTTAAAACGCTTATCTATTGAATTTTGTGGGTAGGGAGTTGAATTTTGTTGATAGGGGGTTGGATT